TGGGGCCAAAAGGCCGGGGAAGGCAGCGGAATTACCCGCCCTGGGCCGTGGCGGGATACAAGTAACGGCCCCTTTTTTGAAGCAGTAAATGCCCTCGCGGGCATTGGCGACCGGCCTACTGCCCGCCCCCGTCGCCAGGGGGGCCGCCACTGCCGGCGCCGAAATTCACGGTCTGCCGGCCTCACCGCAAGACCGGCAAGGAGGAAGAGATGTCAAAAGTGGACTTCGGATATCCATACGGGGTGATCAGGCTTCCGTGGTTCGAGCCGTGGAGGCACGGGTGGGTAGTCGAAATACCCGCCTCGTGCTCCGCGGCGGATCACAGCGGGCATCCATACTGCGACCCGGGATGGGAAGACCGGGTCTCGGAGGCGGATGCCCTCGTCCTCGCCGGCCCCGTCCTGACGGATTCAGGATGGCGGGCCGTTGTTTTGACACAAAAATATATGGGCCGGGTTACCAGAATCTGGCCCGAATGGTTACCAATGAGAGTATATGAGGCCGAGCGCCCCCTCGGATGGGGCGCAGGCCTTCCGAGACTCGAAGAGGACGACGAGGGGGAGGCGGAAGAGGATTAAGCTCTCCGCCGCCCCTCGTCCCCGCCCAGCCGCGGCGGGTAACAAGTAGCGGCCTTTCCTCCCGCAGGTGAGTGCCTGCGGGAGGGAATTTTTTTCCAAGTTGGGGAGCGCTTAGGAGAACATAGAGAAGTCGCTCCCCAGCGCGCGAGCGCCTATAGGCTTTTCTGCGTAAGCTGAGTGTCCTATACTCAGTTGCGCTGGAAATGCCTTCGGCGAAATTTGCATTGCTCAGCCATAGTGCTGAGTAATCTTGCGAAGGAGGAACAGAAATGAATCACCAGATCAATTCCCAGATTCTCAAGCATGTTGCCTGGCAGTATATGGATGGGGTAGACCTTGAGTCTGCCCCCGCGGACATTGAGGCCGAGGTGCTCGCCGTCAGAGAGTTCTTTGACGGTGTGCATCAGGAGGATTGGCTGAAGGGAGACATAGAGGACGCTATTAGGGAGTGGCTGAGGGAACTCCCTAAGCCCGAAGACGGGCTTAGGGAGTTCACAGCGGTCCTTGCGAAGAAACTTCGCAAGGCAACCAGCGAGGGGGTATACCCCCTCGCCGAGGAAGCGGCGGCCCTTAAGACCGCCACGGCGGCCCTGATCGACAGCGGAAGCCTCTTCATCCCGCTCGACGGGACAGGGCAGTGGTTCTTTAGCAAGCTCGCGGAGGTAATGCGTCAATACCTCCGCGAACGGGAGGTAGACGCAGAGGTGATCGAGTCATGGGTGGCCCATTGGGCCGCCCGCGGCGGTCAGTTTCTCGATTACGCCTTTAGGGGCGTAATCGAGAGCCTTACGGATGCCTGCGTCCGCCACATGGCGGAACGCGGGTATTCAGAGTTCATCGATGAGGCCGCACGACGCGGCCTGGAAAATCTCTGGTTCCCTCACGAGGAAGCACGCAGGGGATACCGGAGGAAGGTAACCCGTTGGTATCATGTCCGCCAGGTCCCCCAGTTGGGGGACCTGGGCTGGAGTGATTGGCAGGCCGCGGCCAGAATCTTGGCCGTGGCATATCATGAAAACCCAACCCGACTTGAGACAAATCAGGGTTGGGAAGAGGCCGCGCGGGAGTGGATTCACCCGCCGGCCTACATCGACAGGTGGGGCCGGCGGGTGGAACCCGACCCCGTGGAAATCTTCTGGCAGGCGGTGGAAGACTACAGGAAGGACTGACTGACTGAATAGTCAGTCCTCCCTTTCCAGAGCAGCACGTCTCTTAGTGCTGCTCTGGAAATGCCTTCGGCGATTTTTGAATTGAGCACTCGTTGTAGTGCTCTATCTTAAATCGACGGAGGCGTAAGATGCCAGGGAAAAACGAGGTGTACGACGAGTGGTCAGGCCAGTGGCTCCCGAAAGGGAGCACATGCACCGTCTGGAAAGACGGTGCGCGGGTAGAGGTATACGTCTCGCGGGATGGTAAAATCATCCCGCAGGGACAAATTCGGGGCGGGGACTACGATCCTCGCCCCACAAAACAAGACAAGGGGAAGCGTAAGTAGCTTCCCCTTGTCAATCGTGGGGGAAGGGCAATTTGCTCTTCCCCCTACTTTTTTTGTTTTCCTCCGTTTTGCTCTGCGCAAAGACGGAGGAAAGAAGCGTTTGGAATTACCTTCGGTGAATTTTATTGAGCATCAGCCTTGATGCTCTATATCCCAAGAAGGAGGAACAACATGTTTAAGGTCACGCTGTCTAACAAATCGGGTGAGCAGGCGGTTGTCTCCGCCCGCACAGCGAAGAAATTCGCCGAGAGCGTGGCAGAGGCCGCCTCGCACGGGTTTACAGCGGTCGAAGGGATGCCCAAGTTGGGCGTCCCTGGGCCGGACGAATACGAAAAGGCCGACGCTCTAATTAAGGAGCGTGGCCAATGGTTTCGCTCATGGTGCGGGTATGCCATCCGCACCGGACGGTTATCAGCGGCCACGGTCAACGTGGCTCTTGGAACCGCCCGGCCTTCTGAAGTGGAGAAGGCCGGCGGCCAAGAAGCGGCAGTGGCTGCTGTTCGGCAGGCTCTCGCAGAAGAGCTTGCCGACCGCAACGTTCGCTTTACCATTGCCGAGGCCGTGAAGAGGGCCTCGGTAAGCCGCGTCATCTCCAACCTGGCGGGGGCACTGGACGACCCCGCTAAATTGGCCCGCACTGTCATCTATGCTCAGGCAGTGCAGGCAAACTCCGGGAATGACCGCTGGCAGGTGAAGCCAGCGGTCCTCGAAGGGATGCTCGCTGCCCTGACAAAGTAGGCGAGCATTCCCGCGCCGCAATGATTTCGCGAAGCATTCACGCACTGCAATCATCAACGCAGTGCGTGAATGCCCACCCCAGTGCCCCCTGGCGGAAATGCCAGGGGGCGTATTTTTCGTTTTCAGGAGGAGGCGAATGCTTTGGATCACAATCCCAGCATTCATCACCCTGACGGTGATCGCCTTCCTGGCAGCAGAAACGCTGTCAGAGAAGGCGATCATCATCCTCGCAGCGTTGTGCATCATCGCGCTGACCAGATGATGCACGCGCACCCCCCAATGCCAAAAGCATTCCCGCGACACCACAACAGAAGCGCGGGAATGCAGGAGCGGGGAGCCTACCCGGAGTAACAGGGCAGGCCACCCCGCCCTCTACCCTATAGGGCCAAATCCAAGCCCTACCCCACCCATACACATGTCCCAAAAGGGACGTCCCTGACACATGGGTAGGGCAAGGCGTCCAAGAAAATATCCCACTTTGGCCCCGCTTTAGGGCCAAAAACGCACGAAATTAGGGTGAAATGCCCCCGAAAACACGCAAAAAGTGGCCAAATCAGGGCTATCTCCCCCGCTCTCCCTCCTCATGCCAGGAAAGCGCCAGTCTCCAGGAGTCAGCGAAATTCCTGTGTGTGGAGAGTGTGGGAGTAGGGTCATGAGCCATGCGAGGCAATCGCAAAGGAGGCATCCTCATGAAGGTCTTACCGTACAATGGCGTTATTGGTGGTGAGCGTCGCCCGTTGTACTTCCTGGCGGCCTATGGGCTGCCGGTGGTAGATGCTCGCATCATCTCGTTTGGGGCGTGCAATTTTGCGTGTCCCTATTGTAAGCGGGATGGGGCCTTTCGTGGGGAGAATGGCTCCATCGTGTCCTCGGTGGAAGCGTCGATGGAGGATATCCTGGTCGTATGTGATGACGCGATTGCGCGTGGCCAGGTAGTGCGGTTATCTGGGGGTGATCCCGTGATGTTTCAGAGGGAGAGCCTCCAGATCGCTGAGTATTGTGCGTCGAAGGGGGTGAAGATCAGCATGGCTCATAACGGGTCATCGCCTGAGTTTGCCAGGCGGATGGCTCGTTATTTGAGCAGTGCGGCGATTGACCTCAAGGGCCTTCCTCATGATCTGGGGAAGGTGGCAGGCATTGGCCACCATCTCGGAGAGAAGATGTTCTGGAGGTCTCTGGAGGTCCAGCGTGTTTTGTCTGAGGCGGGTGTCCTGGTGGATGTGAGGACGCCGATCTTCGGAACAACTACCCTGGACGACATGCTTCAGATGGCAGAGTATGTCGTCCAGAATGATGTCTTCTGGACCTGGCGGATGTACAAGCCGGTCACGGGATGCGACTGGATTCCGCCCCGGAAGGACAATGTCATCTGGATGATCGGGGAGGTCAAGAAGGCCTTCCCTGGTCTCAAGATCGGCCTGAGGGCTAAGTGGGAGCCATCAGGCTTCATCATCTTCCAGGAGGTGTAAGATGGGTCTCGAAGGATTGTTCTTCCTCTTCGTGATCCTTTACGGGATTTACGAAGCGTCGAAGAATCACGGAGCCGAGATGTGGGCCATCATCATCGCGGTCACCCTATTGATCGCGGTGGGATGTGGCATCATCTCGCTCCCAATTCCTATCCAGTAGTGGCAATTCCATTTGCCACATGGAAAGTCTGGTGTTAAACTGGCCCCATTCCTTAGTGTGTTAGAGTGGAAGTCTAATAGCAAGCTGAGGAATGGTCTTTACATCTCCCTGATCCAGGCAACCATCGTTGCCATGATCATGAAGGCAGCGATGAGCGAGAGGACTGGGGAGAAGGGCCATGTCATAACCAGGACGATCAGCGCAAAGATGCCTGAGGTAATCAGGCAGAAGAGCGCGATCGATTCTCGCATGTCCATAGTCACCTCCAGGTCAACTATACCACAACCTGGAGGGAGCACAAAAGGAGGACGTATGTTCAACAAAGTAGTCTTGGTCGGGCGTCTTGGCGCTGATCCCGACCGGCGGTTCACCCCGTCCGGTCAAGCGGTCACCAACTTTCGTATGGCCGTCTCCCGCCAGTATACCCGCAATGGGGAGCGGGTGGAGGAGACAGTATGGGTTCGCGTCACCGCCTGGGGGAAGCTCGCCGAAGTGGTGGGCGAGTATCTCCAGAAGGGGCGCATGGTGTTAGTGGAAGGCCGGTTAGAGCCGGCTTCGGCCTGGATCGACAAGGCCTCCGGTGAGGCGCGAGCATCCGTGGAGGTCACCGCCGAAACCGTGAAGTTCCTTAGTGGTCGCAGCAACGGCCAGACCGAGGAGGGGCCTCAAGCCTCCGAGGTTGTGGAGGATATGCCGTTCTGAGGAAGAGGTAGGGAGTAGCCAGCGGCAGCCCTGAAGGACAGGGGAGAGGTATAGGGCCTCCCCTGTCCTCTGTCTCACCTATGGGAGTGAACATGGCGCTTGCAATCCCGATCTTTGGCCATAAGGCGCTCAAGCATATCACGTACAGAAATACTATGCTTGAGTGCGTCCACCCAGAGGAAGCGAAGGAGCTCATCATTCTCAAGACGGATGATGAGTTTCCCGAAGAGTTCAGGGGGAAACCCGCGTCGTTCATCAGCGCCAATGTCAAGTCGGGCTGCGCATTCTATGGCCCGGACGTCGCGCAGAGATACGGCAAGGTGGCAGAGGATGCCATCTATTGCGGCACCCTCCTGTCGTCTCTGCGCTTCCGGCCCGTTAAGAGGACCATCCGCGTCCTTGTGGTCAAGGATGGCGAGCGTGGCACTGGCGACTGCCACGGTATCGTCTCGCCACAGTTATTGGAGGCCCTCCGCCAGGAGGATCAGGCCACTCAAGAGGCGAGGATGTTGTCCAGTGGTCGTGGCCTGCGTGTACCCAAGTCGCAGGTCGCGCAGTTCAGAATGGTGGTGCCTAATCAGCATCTGGTGAAGGGCACCATCCGAGAGGGGAAGACCGGCGACTTCGATCTCATCCTCCCACTCTCCGCCTTTAAGGGCAATAAGCCCAATGAGGGGGAGAACGAGTGGGAAGCCTGGATCGGAGTCAGAGAGTGGGCTTCCCCCCGCAAGTATCGGATGGGATACCAGGTCTGGCAGTATATCCCATTCGATGTGCTCAGCAAGGATATTGATCCAGTCGAGGATGCCGCCTATCTCCTCAATCAGTGGGATCGCAAAGACATCCTGGAGCATCTTGGCATCGAGGACCCAGAGATGCCACCCAGAGATGTCTTCTTCGAAATCCTCCTGGCCAGTGACAAGACGGGGGTATCCTTACTGCACCCTGTCATTGCCAAAAAGGTCGCGCAGGCGTACCGGAACAGATGGCGCGACCTGGCTCTGAATGCTGGCCAGTATGGGATCGGGTTAATGGGTGTCCCTGACGACTCCCTGCCCTTAGGGGTCGTCGCGGCACCTGATATTCATGCCCTGGAAGTGATCTGCACCAGATATCCTCTCAGGGGGCCACAGGATGTGCGCGTCTTCAAGAACGCGCACAAGGGAGCCTTTAAGGTCCCTCATGGCTGTGTCGCCATGAGCCATGCCACAGCCTTATTGCTGGCAGGCGATTTCGATGGCGACATCTTTGTCTTGCGTGACGCAGACGATCTCCCCCACGTCACGCAGTTCTTGAAGGGAAGGGAGCTTCCCCCTGACATCGTCAAGGAGAAGAAGCGGTTGAAGACACCCTGGAGTGAACGTACAAAGGTCTTCAACCGCGCCCGGACGATGTCAGCCATGATTGCTCCCATCGCCAACAGCATCACTAAAGCAGTGACCGTTGGACGATGGGACATCGTCTATCAACTGGGCCAGCAACTCCAGATCGCCGTCGATGGCATCAAGTATGATGGCGAACTGGATGAGGCCCTGGTCAATAAGCTCATGGGAGAGTTGGACCAGGTAGACTGGCTGGTCCAGGCCAAAGACAAGGCCGTGTTCTCCATGAAGGCCCCCACGGAGAGCCAATCGGAAGGCACCATCGCCAGGATTTGGTCCCTCGTTGCCCAGGAGTTCACCCCCGTTGAGGAGCGGGCAGTGGACTGGGAGGAGTGGCGAGGATTGGTGCCTGCACCCTCCAGGTCCCTCTATGATCCGCAGTCGAAGCGGGTCAATGGGGGGAAGATCATCAAATGCCAGGCCAATGGGGTCAAGCCTGGCGATATTGTGGATGATCACGGTTGCCCTTCTCGGAAAGGGCACGTGGTCAGAGAGGTGCGCAAGGGGGAGATCCTTGTCGGCGGGGTCATCGACAAGGGACCTGCGCACTTCATGGCCTGGAAGCTCTTCCTCGGCCCTATTGCCACAGCTATGAAGGCCGAGGGGGAAGAGCGGGATGAGGCCATCGCCGAGATCTGCCAGAATCTGCGGCGATGGGCGGAGGGAGAATCGCTCATTCGCGGCGATGAGGTATTGCCTGGATTAACTCAGAACCGCGAGGAGTGGTTCAAGGCGTTCTGGCACATCGGGATCGATCACCGGTCCACAGTGTGCTTCGTCGCCTTTCCCGATCTTTGCATCAAGGCCTTCGCTGACCTCGAACCAGAGGCAGCCACAAAGGCTGGTATTCGGTGTAAAGGCGGAAAGGTGGTATCATGGGCGGCAGCCCAGCCACTCATCGACTCGCTGCCACCAGAGCGCCGCGCCAGGGCGCTCCAGGCCATGCGGCAGTTCGCGTGATTCCTGATGGGAATCAAGGAGACAAAATGATCGGCCTTGATGTTGACGGAACCCTACTCGACTATGCCTACTCCCAACAGGGAGAGGTGAACCGACAACTCATCGAGTCCATCAAGGGACCGATTGCTCTCATCTCCAATCAGGGAGGTATCTCCCTGGGAGTTGAGGGCAAGGTCCGTGAGGATGGACGCCCTTACCCCACTCCGCAGGTGTTCGCCACCCGCTTTGCCACACTCATGGCAGAGCTAGGCAAGGTGGGCATTGAGGTCGCTTGTGTGCGGGTGTGTGTCTATCACCCACGGGCAAGCACCGAGGCCATTAAGAAGGCCAGGGAGGAGGTCCTCTCCATCATCAAGGGGTACTGCCGTGATGCAAAGGTATTCACGACCATCGCGGCGCGTAAACCAGCGCCGTATATGCTTCGCGAATCAAGGGTAAGTGCATACTACGGCGACGGTGACGAGGATGAACAGGCCGCCCAGGCAGCCGGAGTCGAGTTCATCCGCGTCGACCGGCTCATGGGCAGCCAGGCGTAAGAAGAGGCAGAAGATAATCTCAAGCTAAAGCAAGGAGAGGAACACATGATCACAGTCAAGACAGAGTTCTTCTGGGACTACAATCTGAAGGAACGGAAAGCCGGGCCAAACTGGAGGGTGATCGTATCCCTCCCAGTCGATGAGACCTGCTACATCTCTCCAGAGCTCACCTGCAATGCAACACTGGCAGGCGAGAAGCTAGACCCCTGGTGGGGATACTACGATGACACAACCAACACCAGGACAATCTATATTAACGGTCGCGTCTGCGAGACCTATGATGAAGCCTACCAGAAGGCGATGGAGCAGATCAGAAGGATCACAGAGGAGATCGGCAATATTGCCCCTGTGCGTGCCAAAGCAGGCGCAAAACCAGTAGATTTTATCCAGTCATTCGATATCAAGGAGGTGCAGCAATGAAGGCTATCGTTATTGGTCGGCATAGCGGCCAGATTCCAGGGATCGAGATCGTTGACACCCTGCCCATCACGTTCCCAGCACATTCCGAGGAATGCGCCAGCGTGCTCGTGGAACTGATCGCGCGCTGCTATCAAGAGCAGTGCGCATTGCTCTTCCAGGCCATACCTGGGCAACTGGCGGTGGCCCTGGCCAAAGTCGAGAAGGATGTACCCGTGGGCGTCATCGTCTCCAAGCCTGGCGAGCGACCGGCTGGCAAGACGATGACCGTCTACAGCCAGGAAGCCGTCGATGCTGCCAAATTCGCCAACCCAAATGCCAGAGTCACCCGCGTTCAGCAAGAGGCCAGGGACGACAAAGTTGGCGACAACGTGTGGATGGCGGAAGCGTGGGAGATTACCGTTGACCCGCCCATGAAGTTCGAGTTCTCCCACATCGAGTGGTTCTAGACATGCCATAGGTGAAATGCCTTGCAGTCTGCGGAGTATTTGCTCCGCAGGCTGCTCTCTTTTTTGTCGGTACGCGGTCCGGAGTCACATTGCCGACCCCAGGCCGCGCTTCCAGGCCCTTATAGGGCCATTTTGAGGAGTCCCCCTACCGGTGGGTAGGAACGATGGAGACCAGATTACTGAGAAAGGAGTAGACGATGAGAGCCCGTCTTGTTTTCCTGGCAATTCTACTGTCCATTCTGACAGTAGTTTCGCCTGACACTGCCGTCGATGCTGGCGTCCGGCCACCGCGCTATAGCGGCGGCTACTGCTGCTCAGCCTTCCTGGATGATTTCCGCCCACCTCGATGGTGGAATGGGAAGGTCGTCCAGACGCGGATCCCTAAGTTCTGTCGCCACACCTGTGGTCGGCGCTGAGGAGGAGAGATGGAGCCAGTCAGGATCGATGTCTCCTTCCACGAGGCCAATGGCCTCTGCAGCTATCAGGTGGTGGTCACGCTCCCTAAGGGCAGTAACCCGGTTGACTTCGCTGGGTCGGAGATCGTCGTGGCTGGAGAGAGCCTGTCGGAGGAGTGGAAGGAGATCGACGGCTATCCACGACGTATCCTCAATGATCCATTCGGCTACTCCACATGGGAGGAGGCAAAGGCCGCTGCCGAGGTGGTCATAGCCTGTGTGAAGGCAGACCTGGCCGCAGCGTATCTGGAGTATGTCTATGACCACGCGGAGGAGCGTGGCGACAAGCCATCTGGATGGCACGAGTACGTGAGATTGCCAATGGGAGATAAAGACGAACATCAAGATTGACCATCTCCCCCAATTGCAGAAGGAGGCCTGTATGTGGGTGCTTACTCGCGTCAATAAGGACTTCACCACCAGGATGGGGTTTCAATACCCCAACCAGGTAGGGGAAATCGTGGAGATGTCCCAGTCCCATTCAGGGTTGGAGACCGGCCTGCGTGGCCTGCCTAATGGCCAGGGATCACTCTATTGGCTGGATGACCTCGACGGTCCCTTCCTGGTCGTCGAAACGTTGGATGAGCCGAAGGAGATCTCTCAGGGCATCGTCGAGTTCAAGCGCGGGATCATCCGCTATATCGGGGATGCAGAGGGAGCAGCCAGCTTTCTCCATAAAGCTGGGCTGCGCGGTGTAGTGTACGATCACTGCTACGAAGCCGATGCCGAGGTGGGGAATCACGGGATCGCGGTCTCGCCTCATGGCAATGCACGTGGGGGAGAGAACTCCAATGCATTCGCGGTCCGTGGAGATGCAACCGTCGAGAGTGGGATCGCGGTCTCGCCCAAATGGAGGGCTGCTGTCAAGCGCTCCGGCATTGCTGTCGGTTACAGGGCAGATACAACCTTCGGGGTCTCTGTCACCACGAGCGGGTCCGCGGTATCAGTAATGGGAGATGCGGTTGCCGCAGACAATGGCTACGCAAGCACAGAGTGTGGTGTGGCCGTTGCCAACCGCGGATTTGCCAATACCTCCAGGGGTGTCGCCATCGGATCCGAGGTGATGGTTGGGCCAGGCGGGTTAGGCATCATCCGCGAGCCAGGCTATATGGCCTACGGGGAAGAGGGGGCAATGATCATCTTCCATGCTGGCCACATTACCAGAGTATTCGAGGTCGGCAAGGATATGCTTCCCCGCACGTGGTACCGCTTTGACGAGAAGGGAGGACCAGTCCATGATCGATAAGATGAAGCTGGCATCGGCGATCGCTGAGGTCGGACTCTCAGATACGAAGTATCTCGCCAGTGTTGCCGGGTTGCACTATACGGAACGCGAGAAGGTCGAGCAGATCATTGACGCGATGCGCATGGCCGATGCCATAAAGCTGGATCGGCCGCAGATCAGGGCACCACAACATGCCTTCAACCTGATCTGGCCCATGGCCATCGGCCTGGAGAATGAAGTATTGTGGGTGATCACCCTCAACACGCGCAATCGAGTATTGAAGGTCACGGACCTCTATAAGGGGACCGTGAATATGTCCAACCTCCGCTACGCGGAGCTCTTCCGTGATGCGGTCCGCCTCAATGGGGAAGCCATCATCATAGCGCACAACCACCCCTCTGGAGACCCCAGCCCGTCACCGGAGGATGTCAATGTCTTCCGCAGAGCAAAGGAAGCGGGGAAGATCCTGGATATCGACGTGCTGGACAGTATCATCATCGGTGGTAACCGCTATGTGAGCTTAGCGGAGCGAGGCTTAGGAGGGTAACATGTACGATCTTGCAGCTGAATACCATGCCCACCTGGATCGCCTGGATGGTGTGTCAACTCCACGCACCATTCGGGGAGTGAAGTTGACAGACGTGATCATCGGCAAGCGAAATCCAGATGGGAGCACCACGATCCTGCTGGGAAACCGTGAGCTCCATCCCTCCTTGAAGCACAGCTACGACTTCGAGTGGGGGTATGGGGGCTCCGGGCCTGCGGAGACCGCCTGGGTCATCCTCAGTGCGGTTTTCGATAAGGATACCGCCGATGATCTCTATCAGCACTTCAAGTGGGAGATCGTTGCTGGCCTGCCTCGTCAGGGGTGGGCCATGACCGTTCAGGAAGTCATGGATTGGGTGCGCGAGAAGATCGCACTGCCAGTCTAGAGGAGGAAGACATGTTGCACATCATGGCGTCACACGGCCAGGCTCTGCTCAACCAGGAAGATCGCGAGCGGGAGAGGCAGATCGAGGCTCGGAACAGGCAAGTCCAGGAGAAGATCAATGAGGCCAAGTGCGAGTTCGCCAGGCTACTCGGCGAGGCCTGGGGCGAGCTAGAGCCCTATATTGTCTGGGAGTGGGGAACCCCATCGGGCGTCAAGGTGGAGTGCCACCACCCAGACTTCGGCAAGCTCACCCTCTTAAAAGAGGGGAGCATGTGCTACATCGGCTCACGAGAGACCAGCTACAGCTACAAGGCCTTAGGCACCAATGAGGTTGATAAGCTACTGGCCATTGCCTACAATGCGCAGTCCGTGCGCAAGCAGAAGTGGCAGGCTCTCATGGAGAAGGCGAAGCAGGCCATCGCCATTGCCAGGCAGAACAAGGCGACTCTGACTGTCTACCAGGATGCTTGTCGGGCATACTGCATCAAGATGATGGATGCTTACTGGTCGCCCTGGAAGGCCTACCTGATCGAGTACAACGCGGGGGATCACACGGACTTCGTAATGTCGCTCGATCCCCCCACGGAGCAGCCCATCAGGGCAATTAAGGACAACGGCAAGATCACGAAGATGTATCTTGGCCAGTACATCACCGCTTCGGAGAACCCGTTCGATGTTCGCCCAGGTATCTACGGGGCGGAGCCATATCACCAGAGCTTCACGGTAGGCGGGTTTGTGATCAATGTTCCCCCTATGGTCACCTTCCAACACGATAACCCACCGCAGCGCGGGGAGGTCCTCCAGGCTGAGGACCACGAGACTGAGGGGATGGTGCGCTACCTGGCTGAGGTGGAGTATGACATCAGCCCTGAGGAGTTGCTAACCCGCATGGGGTACGAGGAGCCGTGATGGACGCCTACATGGTCATGAACGGGAAGATCGAAAGGGGAATCCCCCACGGATACGCCTACGGCATAGACCGCACGTACAGGGCTACCTACCTGGGTACACGTCCCATCATCTGGATCGACGATGCGGTCAGCGCCAATGGGTACATCCTCAGCGTGCCAGGCGATGGCGTGATCGTCATGATCACCAACGTGCGGCAGAACACCCCAGACCGCTATGTCTACACTTACGAGTCAGACGGCTGGGGTCTCTGGAACATGATCGTGAAGCTTGGGGAGTGTGAGGAGATACGCTGGCAGGGAAGCGACGGCCAGTGGTATCTCCTCACAGTGAAGGATGGGGTTCCCCTGGTGTCTCCGCAATAAGCTCTTCATCAATGCTTTGCGAGTCATGGGTAGCCGGCAGCGCAGGGAGTTCCTCCTTCGCCCTGCGCTCCGGCAACACACTGTAGAGCGCATCGACGTAGTCGCGGTCAACGCCCTTCAGTTGCACCACATCTCCCTCCAGGATGTTGACCGTGACATTGGAAGCCTGCTTGAGGAAGTTCTTGAGGGTCTCTTCCTCCGACATCTCCATATCGTTGTTGACGCCGGTGATGCGGTAGACCATCTCTACTGCCCACTTGCGTATGGACCAGGGAGCATTGGGGTCCGTCAACGCTTCTGAGAGGGTGCGGTTGGCTACGGGGAGGAGATCTACGATCCAGTGCAGGGTGGTCTTGCGACGGGGATCAGCCGCCATCTCCTTGATGGCTTCCTTCATGGCATCCTCGTACTCCTTCGTCCTGGTGATCTTCCTCACCCTGGATTCGGGGATGCCAAGCTCCTCAGAGATCTCCTTATAGGTCTTCTGGGCGAGCACAAGGGTAACCACACGATTGATCAACCCCAACTCGACGATGGTCGCCATCGGCGCGTTGGGGGTAGCACGCAACTTCGGCATAGACATCAACTCCTATCTCTGTAAGTATACCACAAGGGGGGGAGAACATGCTGTATCATATCGGACTGATCCGTGAGGGCGAGAAGGTGATTGTCCAGGCGCGCCGCAACATCGACCTCCTGGATGAGGAGCTATGGAGGTATCTTGGGGTGAGAGACATCACAAAGGAGTACCTCAGGGCAAGCCGGAAGGCGCTATTGGATGCGATCAACCAGAAGTATGGCGCCCAGTTCCAGCGCATTCAGATCGACTGAAAAGGTTGGCCATGAAGGTTGGGAACACCTGCGTAGAGTTCTACGAGGATGGTGTGCGTATGCGTGGGTATGTCAGGAAGGATTTCACGCTGTATCCCGCTCCAGTAAGAAAGGGGAAGCGGCCTGTTTCGGACAGTCTTTGAGAAGGATGAACAGGTGCACTTGATCAGGGATCTTGCGCGCTACTTCGACAACATCCGTGAAAAGGAGGTGTATAATGGCCTGGTACCAATACATCAATGGTCAGATGACCGAGGTGCAACCAGACCATCGGGAGTATGCCATATGGTATCTGGGAACAGCATTGGAGGATGCAGCAACTGTGGTCAGGGAAACCTGGCCTCTCACGGAGGAGGAGATCGACTCGCTGGTGGAGAGCTTCAACAAGCTCTTGAAGCTCAATCATCGCCATGTCAAGCTGGTATGAGGGAGATCGGCGAGCTCATCACGAGCGCCTTCTGCGTCTACGGAGGTTTGCTCGACGATCATTCTCCCAAGCGAGAAATCGCCTCGCAGATCGTTGATCTGGCGATGAAGCTCCAATCCATGTACATCAAGGAGATGGCCGATGCGCTATAAGGTCCGCTGTGAGTGTGGAGAGAGTGAGATCGAGAAGGGAATGCATGATCCGTGGCCACTTTGTCCCATCTGTGGCAATTCTATGCGCCACGTGTTCACCAGTCCTTACATCGTCTACAACGCTCGCGACTTCTACACCAAAGAGAAGATCATCGATAGCCGTTACCCCATCGATTACGCGCCGGAGGGGTAAGCATGAGAATCCTTGCCGTCGTCGCCGCGGTCACTGGATGCGAGTACTACCGCATCTATGTGCCCTTCAAGTACCTCAACCGCAATGGGGTAACGGCGCAGATTGCCTATAGCAAGGATATGCCGAGGAACGCCAGCCACCTGGCGGACATCCTGGATCGGGAGATCATCGTCCTCCCTCGCATCACGAACGAGGGTACGGGATGGGGGATCGTGCCGGCGATTCGTCACGTCTCTCAGGCCAGGGTAGTCTACGAAGCAGATGATGATCTCACCAACAAGTATCGATATGTGGGGGAGGATCCGCTGAGCGTGGCGCGGATGTGCGATGCGATGACCGTTACCACACACCGGCTGGCGGAGATCATGGATGTCGGCATCCCCGCCTACGTCTGCCCCAATCACATTGACTTCGAGGTGGTCCCCACCTGGAACGAGCGTCCAGATGGGGTGCTCATCACCGGATCGCCCTCTCACAAAGACGATTGGGCGCAGATCGTGCCCGCAGTTGAGCAGTTGCTGAAGGATGGGGTGCGCGTGGTCACGCTAGGCTACCACCCACCCTACCTGGCTGAGCTAGGGGTGCCCAACATCCCGCCACAGAAGTATGTCAACTACCTGGATGCCATATCGTCCTTCAAGGTGGGGTTGGCCCCTGTCAACAACGACCCCTTCAATCTTGGCAAGAGCAACATCAAGGCTCTAGAATACATGGCATGCGGGGTGATCCCTGTCTGCTCAGATCACCCCATCTACCGCGACACGAGCGGGCACTCCCTCCTCGTCAAGGATGGGGATTGGTACGGAGCCATCCGTAAGGCTCTGGAGCTTCCCTCCTCCAAGCGGAAGGAGAACTACAAGTGGGTGAGGAAGAACTATGACATCGCCAGAGGATACCGCTACTGGCTGGAGGCGTATGAGCGAATACGCAGACCCTGATTGCCCACTCTGTCATGGTACGGGCATTGCGCCGTACAAGGTAGGCGACGTGGAAAGCATCGCGATCTGCCCGTGTGTTACGCGCAACATGGAGGCGAACGATGATGGATCCTTTCGCTGGGATGCTGGCGATCGGCCTGGAGACTCCCATGCCCTGCACAGTGATTCACGCTGGGAATCGTTGCGGGACGATGACTAAGCTGGCCTTCGGCAGATCATTCCATACCTTCGGGCTGATGCCATGGGATGATACCGTCGAGATGTGGGTGATTGTCCCCGTCTGCGAAGGCTGCTACCATCAGATCAACAATCCACCCACAGAGAAGGATGTCGTGTTCGCAGACCCCATGTCGGATGTGGTCTGCGATGAGTTCGATGACGGCTTCGAGGAATTGGAAGCCGAATGTTCGTACAGGCAAGGAGAAGAGGAATAAACGGGAAAGACCCGATCTATCCTGAAACAATTATCTACACACTATAAACACAAGCGGAGGAGGATGTCATGCTATCGATCAAGCTCTTCAATGCGACGCCGTGGGATGGGGAGGCGCTGAATCCATGCCTGCTCACTGAGTACGGCGTGCTCGTTCAGGATGGTTCACAGCAAGCGCAGGTGCTCGCGTATCTCCAGGCCCATCGGCTGACGAAGGATCAGATGAACGAGACATCCTTCTTCCGCTCGTGGACAAAGGCAGCGACTGTGGATATTCGGGAGCGCCTGCTCCATCAGATGGTGCACTATCTCACCACCTATGGGCTGGGGATGTGGGATTCCCCCTATCTTCCCCTTGACCAATTTGTCGAGGATGCTCCTGATGGGTCTACCATCTACGTCATCCGTGCGATGCCTCGCAAGGAGATGATCGGCCTTGCCCTGGATGCGCTCAAGCGCAAGACCGATACCACGGACTATGTGCGCCTGCTCGTCGAGCTTGGCTATGAGTTCACCGGCGAGGAGGAGGTCGGCTCACTGGAGAGCGAGGTCCTGATCGCCGATCTGACGGGGAAGATGCCACGTGATATCGTTCGTTACCTGATCTACAAGGCAACGGGGGAAACCTTGAAGATCAAGTCGCAGCGTATGCTCCAACAGATCGAGCAGTCGAAGTATGAGATCCCCAAGCTCTCGTGTGCGGAGATGGAGCGTGCTGCTGAGAGCTTCCTGAGGGATCGGATGCTATGGCTGGCCTTCAAGCGTGCCAATCGCAACAATGCGCCCATCGTGAACAAGATCAGGCGGCTGGCGGCACAGCACCACAAGCCATTCGTGGATCCGCTCATCCGTCGGCTCACATCGGCGAAGGTGAGCCAGGAAGAGCTTATCGCTCTGGCGCGCAAGACAAAGACAGGCGATCTGGCGCGTGCGGTCAATGCCATCCGCATCTATAACGCCACGGATGCGCGCGTCTACCGCATTCGCAATGGCAGAACCCATGCCAGGGTCGGGAATCCACCAGTGTCGGTCGCCTACCTGGACATCTTGATGGATGAGCTACGCTCTCGCATCAAGTCATATACAGCGCCGGAGGGTATTCATCTGGCGCTTCCAGTCAGCGCCAAGAAGTTCGTTGGAGAGCTACCGGAGGGAACGGCCATCGACCTTCCTGAGGGGTGTATCGTTGGCATCTACTGGCAAGGCGAGGGGGTTGATCTGGACCTCTCGGCCACCATGCTAGATGGCTACTATGTCGGGTGGTACGGGAACTGGCAGGAAAAGGTCGTCTATTCGGGAGATATGACCTCGGCTCCTCACGGAGCCAGCGAGTGGCTATGGTTCAAGGAGAACACGACCGCGATGATCAACATCAACGCCTTTCGCGCTCCAAAAGACCAGGAGTTTATCCTTACCATAGCTCGCCGCAAGGACAAGCCCGGTAGTCTCTACAACTACATGGTGTCTCCCGACGAGGTCATCTTCCAGGAGCGCTTCCAGATCACCCAGCGCCAGATGACCATTGGCCTGGCTCACAACTGGAAGCTGTACATTTGCAACGCTGGGACAGGGAATGGGATGGTCGCTGTCGCTGATCCCACCAGGATAGCTTACCTGATCGCAGAGGCTGAAAATGCCTTGCGATTAGAGGATGTCTCAGTTCGTGAGGAAGGTCCGGTCAATCGAGATCAACTCATCAAGCTGATCTCTTGACAGAAATGGGAAGCTGAGGATAATAGGCCTGGCGCATAGAGGGTTCCTTTCGCGCACTTTACAGGCCCATACCCTCCGCGCCAAACGCGCATAGGGAGTTCCTTTCCGCATATTTCAGATGCCCATTACTCCCCGCGCAGCCCCACATCGCGTATAGAGGGTTCCTTACACGGCTACCTAGCGTAGCCTTGTGCCTACCCTCCGCGCGAATGACGGCAGCTTCGCATGGGGCGGTAAGGAATGGCGGTACAGAGGATTGCTTAGCAGGGGTGCTTACTACAGGTAGTGTCTCTCCACAAGCGAGGCACTACCTGTAGTGTTCAGTAGGGCGGGTGGGGGTCGAACCCACACGTTCTCACGAACAGAGGTTTTTAAGACCTCCGCGTCTGCCATTCCGCCACCGCCCCACATATAGTGGTCCTCATCGTCTGTGCACACAACATATTGTGTACACAAGCCATTTGGAGGGAGGGAGGCAAATGGCAGTCAAGAGGACTTTGCGCGATGCGCTTCAGGACTATCTAACGTACCTGAAGGTATCTGGAAAATCGCAAGGTACGCTTCGCTATTACATGGTGAAGGTACCATCGCTCATCGAGTTCCTGGAGTCGCGGGGGGTTCACACCATCGATGGGATCACCAGCCAGTTGGTACGCGACTTCATCGCAGAACTCCAGAAGACGCATGAGCCAGGTGGAGTCCATGCCATCTACCGTGGCATCAAAGCCTTTATCCGCTTCCTCTTTCAGGAAGGGATGATCGACAGCAACCCAATGGAGCGTGTGCGCTACCATGTGGGCGAGCAGGTCCCTCTCGATCCGGTCCCCATTGAGCACATATCGGCCATTCTGGATACATGCGGTAGATCGCTGGTTGGCCTGCGTGATCGTGTGGCCATCATGATCCTGACCGATACGGGCGTTAGAGCACAAGAGCTGCTCAATCTGAACATTGGGGACATTGATCTCTCTGACGGCTCCATCATCGTGCGCAGGGGGAAGTCGTGCAAGCCACGTGTGGTCTTCATCGGCAAGAAGACGCGCAGGGTCCTGCTCACGTACCTGAGGATGCGAGAGCCATACTCCAGCAATGATCCCCTCATTGTCTCATTCCCGTCGATGGAGCGCATGTCGTACTATGGCTTACGCATCATGGTCAGGAGAAGGGCGATCGAGGCCGGCGTCAAGCCGCCAGTTATCCACGGCTTCCGCAGAACCTTTGCGCTGACGATGCTCAGAAATGGGGTGGATGTACTGACGCTGAGCAGGCTCATGGGCCACGGCTCCCTTCCCATCTTACTGCGTTACATCAAGCTGGAGAAGGGAGACTTGATCGAGGCCCACGAGAGTGGATCACCGGTCGACCGGCTGCTTTAGCTGTTCGACCTTGAACCTGATAAAGGCGGCAATGTCATTGAGGTCGTCTCCGGAGATGTTCACCTGCTTGCTCACGTCGAGCAGGTCCAGGAGAGCATGTCCGAAGTTATCGCTCATGGAGATCAACGCGCTCAGGAGATGCTCATGAGCGCTCAGTTCTCCATTGGAGTCGATCATGTCGAAGATCGCCCTGGCTGGCACACCGCAGAACCTGGCGATACTGACGATAGTCTCAGTATCCAGGTTGGTGTGCCACCCTTCCAGGATATGCGCCAGGGTTGTGTGGGAGATCGGGCTACCATCAGGCTTGATGATGCGCATGGAAGCCTGGCGCACGGAAGTGATCCCTTTGTTCTTGATCACTTGTTTCAGGTACTCGTTGAGCTTCATGGTCCCCCTCCTGCGTGGATTATAAACGCGAGGATTGTAAAATGCAACTTCCACGCTGTCGATAGATTTGGCACTGTCTTCAGAAGTGGTATAATAGGCAAGCCCACACCATACTTCAGGAGGAAGCATGTCTGAGATCATCGTCCCCGTCGCCTGTGTCCAATCGCTCCTGGCCTATAAGGTATCAGAGGTCATGTATGGGCGAGGGGAAATCGAGCGCGACATCGCGGGTGTGTCCATGATCATCATCCCCACCATCCTGATAGCGATCTTCCGTGGTCCGCTACCAGCGATTGAGGTCACTGCCTCACTCCTGGTCGGAGCTATGGCCGTCGGATTCGGGAAGCTCTATCGGATGTATGAGGATAGGAGGAACGATGAGTGTCTGCGTTAGTATCACCGAGTAGCTACCTCCCCACGCTGAAGGAGCGAGCACGGGCAGAGGCGGTTGAGCTACTCACTCGTATCGGATCCATGGAGGGATTAACCGAGCCACAGAAGGAAGCGCTCATTCTGGCCCAGACCATCGATATCCTCAACGTGGCTGAGTTCTATGTTGAGATGGCGATGGGGGAAGTATTCAATGAGATCGAGGCAAAGCAGTTGGCGGGGATGCACCCGTCCGACATGTACCACGACATCGATGACATCGCTGGCGAGTTTGGTATAAGCCCATCTGAAGTATCTGATCTACGCATTTTGAGTGGCACAGTGGTCCCGTACTTAGCCAGCATAGGCATCGACCCCGTGGAAGCCTGGCGCAGGATCGGCAAGGCCAAGTTCCGCAGCATCTTGCCGATCCTGCGCATAGCGATCACCGGCAAAGGAGACATGCGTCCAGGTGTCTCCCAGCGTGTTCAGAAGCAGCTAGAGGAGGTGAGAAAAGATATCACTCTCGCTTACGAGCAGATGGGGAAGCCCTTGCCGGAGGATATGAGCAGAGCCACCGTGGAGTATCTGATCGACATCGCTTCCGACTTCAGTTGGAGCGATCTCCAGCGCATCATCCACAAGCATGAGGGGGAACCCGTCTGCTTCATTTACGACGACATTGGCAATTCCATGTTCAAGTTGGAATCTACAATTCACAAGGCGGAGCACGTCGATACGGTTCGCAAGAAGATGGGTGCTTTCGCCGAGATCATCATCAACCGAGGAGCAATCGATGCCCAAAGTGATTGCGAAGACGATCCTGACGACGATGGAGAACAAGTGGGAAAAGTCCGATGGCGAAGCCTTAGCTGAGTATGCCGCGCGGGTGTGCTACAACTCCACCCACGCCATGGGAAGGTCTCCTAACTTCATCCAACAGCGCCTTAAGGAAGGCCATGAGGACGTGATCGAGCATGCCACCTTCACGGTGGAGTTCGAGGATGAGCCACTCGTATATGGGGAAGCCATGCAACGCTACGGTCGTGTGGATGGCAAGACCATCACTGCCAATGCCCGTGTCTGGCGGCAGGCTTTTCAGAAGGGAGTCCTCCTCTCTGCTCTCCCACTTCTTAAGGCGGAAGCCCCCGCCTTCTTCGGAGACCTCTGATGGTAGAGCTAATCGCACACGCTTTTCCTCTCATGGGGAAGCCAGAGTATGACCGCTTCACATTCCTCATCGCCTGTTCGCGTGCCTGCTCACACCAGCTGGTACGCCACCGTCGCCTGAGCTTCTCACAGGCTTCCCAGCGCTACATCGAGTTGGAGAAGGCAGGGTGGGAGTACATCACCCCGCCCTCCATCGAGGCCAACCGTGAGGCAAAGTTCACGCTCATGAAGGCGTGGAACGATCTGGAGCGGGCCTACGCCAGGCTGCGGGAGATCGGCATCCCCAAAGAGGATGCTCGCTACCTGCTCCCCAACGCCTGCGAGACCAGGTTGGTGGTCACAGGCTACCTGGATGAATGGCAGCACTTCCTCTCGCTACGCGCAGATAAGGCCGCACAGTGGGAGATTCGCAATATCGCTATGCACATCAAGGAGGAGATCGAGAGAACCTATGCAGTTCACGGAATTCGCCTACAAACGCTTTGAGATCGCTGGCCAGAAGTACGTCAACCCCGATGGCACCAACCAGGCCATGAGCCGTGACAACGTGCTCGACATCCTGGAGGAACTCGCCGATGCCTACATCATCGCTCGCCTGGGAACGATGCGTGGCATCTCGATCTGTCCCAAGATCGCATCCAGGCTAGAAGACTTAGGAGAGGAGATTCTCGATGAGTACCGCTACATCCCAGAAGGCTACAAAGTGGAGTCGGTCGAACGGATCGTCCGCCCAGTGTAGCCATACGTGGAAGCTGGTCAAGACCTTCAAAGAAGGCAACAAGACAAAGGGTGTTTTCGAGTGCCCCAAGTGTGGGGCTATTACCACTTCGACCTTATAGGAGGATCACCATGGGACCCAGATATGCAAGCTGCGAGCATGACTACGTGGAGGTGCGCCAGGTTCGCATGGGCGCAGTCACAAAGTACACCTATCGTTGCACAAAGTGTGGGGATGAGTTCACGGTATGAACGTTATCAAGCGCGACGGACGCGTTGTCCCCTATGATCGCACGCGCATCGAGCGTGCTATCGGTAAATGCTTCGCGAGTTTAGGGGTCGAGGCAGATGCTGAGGCGCTCTCCTACGACGTGGAGGAGGCCCTCTTCGCCCTCTATGAGACCCCTACCGTTGAGCAGATTCAGGATGTGGTGGAAGGCATCCTGGCAGAGGTGGACTTCCAGGCTGCACGCGCCTATATCCTCTATCGGGAGCAGAAGGCAAAGCAGCGTGAGCGCAAGCCCATCCCACAGGAAGTGCGCACGGCCTTCGAGGAATCGGCGCGTTACTTCCCTACCCCTCTTCAGCAGTTCCAGTTCTACGACAAGTACTCTCGCTTCAACTACGAGTTGGGAAGGCGAGAGACCTGGCCGGAGACCGTGGAACGTGCGGTCGCCTTCCTGCGTGAGTTGGGGGGAGATCGCATTCCAGAGAAGGAGTATGAGCGCATCCACCGCATGATCCTGGAGATGAAGGTCATGCCCTCCATGCGCTTGCTGGCAATGGCTGGACCTGCTGCTCGACGGTCGAATATCACCATCTACAACTGTAGCTATATGCCAGTGATCGACCTGGATACCTTTGTGGAAGCCCTCATCATTTCCATGAGCGGGTGCGGAGTTGGCTACTCAGTGGAGAGCCGCTACGTGAGCCAGCTGCCGCGCATCATCCCACAAACGGGCAAAGTACACCAGTGGATCGTGGGAGATTCCGCGGAAGGTTGGGCCGAAGCCCTGCGCGCTGGCCTCAATGCCTGGTTCGCAGGGGAAGACATCCAGTTCGACTACTCACTGGTGCGACCGGCTGGCACTCCTCTGCGCACCAAAGGCGGACGCGCCTCTGGCCCAGAGCCTCTGCGCCGCATGCTGGAGTTCACACGCAACAAGATCCTATCCCGTCAGGGAGGATACCTCCGCCCCATCGATGCCCACGACATCATGTGTATGGTGGGGAGCGCCGCGGTGAGCGGGGGAGTACGCCGTACCGCCATGATCTCCCTCTTCGACTTCGACGATCTGGAGATGCGCCTGTGCAAAAGCGGCAGTAACATCGTTGGCAATGAACAGCGATGGAACGCCAACAATTCTGCAGTCTGGCCAGACCGTGAGCTTTCACAGATGGAGGTGACACGCTTCATGCTGGACATGTTCGAATCGCAGCGAGGAGAGCCAGGCATCTTCAGCCGGCAGGCAGCGCTCAACACCAGACCGGCGCGGCGTCTTCCAGCTGCATTCGGCACGAACCCATGTGGCGAGATCGTCCTGCGCCCCTTCCAGTTCTGTAACCTCTCAGCGGCTGTTGCCAGGGAGGGAGATACCTACCGCGATCTGGCAGAGAAGGTGGAGGTTGCCGCCATCATCGGCGTGATCCAGTCGCTGGCTACCCACTTCCCTGGATTGCGTCCTGAGTGGAAGAAGAACTGTGAGGAAGAACGTCTGCTTGGCGTAGACATCAACGGTCAGATGGATTGCAGCCTGGCCCGCGATCCCTATATCCAGCAGGAGCTCCAGAACCTGGCAACCGCTGTAGCAGATCGCTATGCGGAGATGTTAGGGATCAACAAGCCTGCTGCCATCACCTGCGTCAAACCATCGGGCAACTCCTCAACGTTGCTCAACTGCTCCTCTGGTCTGCACGCCCGCTGGTCCCCCTTCTACATCCGCAATGTGCGCGTCGATGCGCACTCCCCTATATGCAAGGTCTTGCGTGATGCAGGGGTGCCTATGGATCCAGAGAATGGCCAGATGCCAGAGAGCGCAACCACCTGGGTGGTCCACTTCCCTGTGCGCAGCCCAGAGGGAGCGATCACGCGCAAAGACCGCAGCGCACTCGATCAGTGCGAGTACTGGCTGCAGTGCAAGCTCCACTGGACTCAGCACAATCCGTCTTGCACGATCACCTACCGCGAGGATGAGATCATCGAGTTGATCGATTGGGTGTACAAGCACCAGAACGTGTTGGGCGGCATCTCCTTCCTGCCGGAAAGCGATGCCCAATACGATCAGATGCCTTACGAGGAGATCTCCCGTGAGGAGTATGAGAGATTGGCGCAAGCATTCCCTGAGATCGACTACTCGAAGCTCTACCGCTACGAGGATGAGGATCTGACCACGGCGGCTCAGGAGGTGGCGTGCACAGCGGGAGCCTGCGACCTACGCTAGCCTGTCATAGTTCCTGGTCTGTGGGAGCTTTTCATGAGCTCCCACAGCTATCTCTGGGAGGGTAGAGATGTCCAAGCCATGCCCTGTATGCAAGAGCATGGTCATACGCAGAAACGGCGCCTGCCCGATCTGTGGGGCGAAGCTCAGGCTATACCACGGCAACTATGAGGTGGATACAGGGAAGCCGCCGGCGGTGGAGATCCTTGACCGCTTCCTGGAGCTAAAGCCACACATCCAGCTGACGCATCAGGAGCGCATCAGGGAGCTTCGCCTCTGCCGGCTCTACTACGAGCGCTGCGGGAAGGATATCGAGGTAGCGCTCAAGTCCGTGGAGCTACAACTAACCGATCCCAAGTTCTCATGGGCCAATCGTTCGGGGATCGGCGGGTTGTTCTTCGATTTGCCCGATGCGCGTGGGCAGGCCAGGCGCATCATCGACCGTCAGCGAGCGAGCGTGGCCCAGCAATCCGATACCGCGGCCACGATCCAGAGCCGCGAGAACGTATTCGCGTAGTAGGAGAAGATGGCATGGAAATGTCCCAATTGCGGGTACCAGGGGAATCTCGGCAGCCACTGCCGTATCTGCGGGTATCGCAAATAGGAGGCGAGATGCACGAGGTCACGAACAAGTTCGCATTCCTCAGATACCTGATGAGTGAGTGCGCCGTCTCGGAGGCTAATCGCATCATCCAGATGATGGAGGTCGTGTTGCCGGAGAACATGCTATGGGCGCTGTATCAGTTGGGGTTCCCTGGCATTACCAGGAACAGTGGGTTCTGCTACCACTGCGGGTATGATGGGAACCAGGAAGAGCAGGAGTACTGCGAAGTATGTGAGTGCCGGAGGGAATGATGTGGACGTGCAGTGATTGCGGAGCCCAGAACGTGGGCGGGATGTTCTGCATGAAGTGCGGCAAGCTGCGCAAGGTGACGCATGGTTGACCTCGACAAGCTGTTTACCCTCGCAGGATACACCACCATCTGCCTGCTGACGGTACTACCTGTAGCCTATGCAGCGACCAGGGTAGAGGATGCCAACACCAGACGCATCGCCATGCTGGTCATCCCGCTGCTTGTCACGCTCTGTATCTCCATCGCGGTCGTCATCTCGTTGTGATCAGGTGCTGCCCTATAGCTCCCTATAGGGCAGCACTCACTTGAGGTTCCCTATGTACAATCCATCGATCAAATGGCTGGTCGATAACGACCAGTGGGGAGACCCGCTTGCCAATCGCGCGAACCTGGTCCCCTACCCCTGGGGAGCCGATTCCCCCATCAATCAGGCGCTGTACGGGATCAACATGAGCGGGGAGTTGATCGGCATCCAGGGTCCCAATAAGAACCGCAAGACCACGTTCCTGATGAACATCGTCTACTTCATCATGGCGCAGGAGAAGCCCAAAGACAAGCCTAACATCACCCTGCTCACCCTGGAATCGGGGAGCCGACCACGGAAGCTAAAGGATATCCTGATCTGTATGCAGGCCACCGACCTGCTCTTGAAGCAGGGGAAGCCGGAGCTTTGTGTGATCACCCCCAAGTTCCTGAGATACAACCGGCGCACCCCAGAACAGCAGAAGGCCATCGATGATGCGGTCAGCATCGTCAGGGAGTGGCCGATCTACCTCTATGGGCCAGGGAAGGAGGAGGGGGATGTCAGGAACCCTGACCAGATCAAGAAGGTGATTACGCAGGCTGAGGGAGGGATTGTTGCCCTCGACCATGCGCAGCAGATTCAGTTTGATTGCGCGGCATGGGAGAAGCTGGGGAGGGCAGTCGATCTCTTTGCCTACCTGATCAACTACATGGGGATCGTTGGCATCCTGCTCTCCCAGGTATCGCTGACATCGGTCAGAGCCTACCAGAAGGGCGAGGGAGAACTCACCGCTTCAGGGGGCATGAAGCTGGAAGAGGAAGCCAACGTTTTGTTCAATACGTTGTTGGTGGAGGAGAACCTGATGGAGATCGCCATCCATCGCGCTCGTGATGCGGAGGGAATCACGGTCTTACAGCCCCTGGAGCCACATTCGGGGCTATTCTGGAAACCACCGAGGCTGAAGTATGCTCCCAAGCCCAGAGTCAACGGAAAGGTTAGCGGAACTCAGAACGTTCAGAGCAGCTAAGCGAGAACAGCGCATCCTCCTCGACACCTGGTTCTTCCAGATGTTGGAGATGTGTCGAGGAGATCGCATCGTCAGACGTGGTGTATGCCCCTGCGGGAAACACGCAGGGCTGGTCGTGCAGATACGCAACGAGGAGGGAGAGTATGTAGACAAGGCCACGATTTGCCCGATCACGTACTACACCACAAAATGGAGCGAACGACTCAGGAAGTCGCCAGAGGAGGCGCAGCGCTTCCTGAGAGAAAATCCCTATAGCGCCTTCGTGGAGAAATATGCGCTTCAAACAAAACAACCAGTGGCTACGTGATGCAGACGATAAGATCGTCTCGATTCCTCTCTTCCGATGGCTCACGCGTTCGGAGAGCCAGATCAGCCTGTTCTGTACGCTCTTCGCCATCGATGACTATCTCATTCCCTACTATCGGGGGATCATCACACTCACCTTCATCCCACGCAAGGGGAGAGTGAGGAAGCAGGTGGCGTTGGAGATCGCATTGCCAGGGGGTCGCTCCCTGTGCTTCTACTTCGCAGAGCCGTGGTGGATTCCTATCGGGAAAGGCCGCATCCGCATCCTGGAGGAGCTATGCGGGTAGGGTTCAAGTGGTATGGTCAGAATGTGTCCGTTGAGGAGATGATCACCTTTGCCAGGGAAGACCCGCTCTTCCCCTACTCAGAGGCGCTCATTCGCTGGCTGGCTGCTACCTCCATAACCAGCCGTGAGGGAATCCACGTCTCCTCCCTGATCTCTCCCTGTCACCTGCGGGAGAGATTGGAGCGCGAGGTGGACTACTGGTCCTACCCACAAGAGGTATTGGGCCTGGCCATTGGCAGCCTGGTACATGGTATCCTGGAGCAGGGAGATGGCCTGAAGGAACTGGAGCTATCCGCACCATGTGAAGGCACCACCATCATCGGCCACATCGATCACTATGATCCAGAACGAGGAGTGATCACCGACTACAAGACGGCCAGGTATGTGATCCCCCATAAGCTCCCTTACGGCAATCATGGCATGCAGGTCAACGTCTACGCCTGGTTGCTCAGGAAGAATGGGTATACGCCCAGGATGGCAGTGGTGCGCTACATCGACATGAGTGGCCCCAGCAAGTGCAAGGCCTGCTCTCTCCCTCTGGTCGACGAGGGGGAGATGCTGGAGTGTCCCGAATGCGGTGGCCTCTACTCTAAGGAAGAATGCCATACTGGCGTGGTTCCGGTCCCCATTCGATTGTGGGATGAGCGTGAGGCCGATGAGAAGGTCGGCAGGATGGTGGCTGATCTCATGAGCGCGCTCCATGGACCAGAGCCTGCTCCCAAGAGGGTATGGCTCTGCAACTACTGTCAATTCTACAGGAGGTGTTGGAAATAGAATGGACACCATGCACAAGATCAACTTCATCGCCAACAAGATCATGGAGCTACGGCTCCAGAAGCCCTACGGTATGAACACCTCCGAGATCAAGCGGTTGGAGGCTAAGCTTGCCGAGCTATGGAATCAGCGAAGACAAGAGTTGGCGGGAAAGTACGAGGATTGGGATTAAGCGTGCGCTTGGGAAGGATATCCCGATCCATGCTGTGATGGTTTCTGAGGAGAGGGCGTTTCTCCTGGTACCACGCTGGGCATTGAAGTACAACGATGATCCTCGCATCCAGATCGGGAAACGGCCTGTCACGCTGGTCTGCGAACCATTAGTGGAGTATGCGCTCTCGCTGGGCGCTACCGTCATTCAGTTATGGAGGGAGTGAAGATGGAAGCCGCACCGTTTGGCAGCATCCTGGTGTGGGGAGCGCCAGGATCAGGCAAAACGCTCTTTGGGTGGAACAGCCCCTACAAGCCAGTCCTCTACTTCGACTTCGAGCGGTCATCTCTGCCTTACCGCAGGCTGGCCGAGAAGTACGAGGTGAAGGTCGTGGACATCGCCGACCTCAAGCAGTTCCTGGATTACGTCGGCAAGATTCCGGCCAACAAGTACAAGACTGTCATGTTCGATACAGGCTGGCAGCCGTTCGACTGGCTCTCTAACCACATCTTCGAGAAGGCTGGTCCCAAAGCTGAGAAGCAGTCGCAGTTGGTGTGGGCTGATGTGCGCAAGGCGATCCGCGAGATCATGCTGGATGTGATGGGGAAGTGCGAGATGTTCATCCTCACTGCGCACACCCGCAAGTACATGGATCGCCAGGAAGAACCACGCATCAGCCCGACACCGTTCGAGTTGGTGGATGTTGCTATCCAGTTGGTGCGCCGACCCAACGAGCAGTTGCCGTGTGGAATCGTGGGTACACGCAATCGCCTGATGGGTCTGTTGCCACCCAAGATCACACCGTGCACATGGGAGAAGATCCTGGAGTACACGGTCAACCCACCGGATTGGAACAACCTGAAGCCAGAGGAGATCGCTGAGGATAAGATCTACGTTCCCATCGGCGATTCCCTGGAGATGGCATAGAGTAAGCTGGATGGAGGTAGGCCTCCATCCAGCTTGCACAAGAGGAGGAGACTGTGTCAGACGAAATCGCGGAGTTCGCGCTCGTAGATGGCGAGTGCTTTCCAGACGAAGCGTTCGATGATCCCATTCTGGAGGATTGGGAGTGGTTCATCCACACCATTCCTCCAGACCAGTTAGACGATCACCATGGGGAGGAAGGACAATGAAGCTGCTTGCTAACCAACTATCCGATGTACTGGACAGAGCGGAACTCACGTGGAGAGACAGCGTGTTCCTCTTTCCGCAGGAGAGGTCCTGCCAGGTGTGTATCAAGAAGCCTGGAGTCTACAACGCCTGCTTCGACATCGATTGCCTGGAGCGTGGAGCACCCATCGGCGTGAATGCTGTAGAGCTATTCGAGTTCCTGAGGATTGCGGATGGCGAGGAGATAGAGCTTGAGGATTGCCGCGATCTCGTTGCGGCTCGCTGTGGCAGTGTGCAGACACGCCTGTACAACACGCCACCACTTGATGATTTCGAACACGAGGATACGACGATCGTGGAGCTTGGTCATGTCATGGGCAAGTACATCGTCAAGCCGTACTTGCCGCTACTCCCCTCTACTCCAGGAGACATATATGCTACTGGCTGCGTGGTGATCATGCCGGATGGCGATAGAACCAGCTACATGATGACTGACGGGAGGATCATGGTAGTGATCGGCGTTGATCACCAGACCAAGGACACCTTCGTGATCCCAGCAAAGGTATTCACCTGCTTCAATGGCTACGATACCATCTACGTTGGGAAAAACGGCGATGGGCGGGTTACGCTCAAGAGCGAGAATGTAGCCGTTGTCTCACACTATGCGCGCGATATCCCAAACTTCAAGAACCTCTTGAAGAAGCTGGATGGTAGCACTCCGCTACGCATCCCGCTGGGCAAGCTAGCTGAGTTCATGAGGCGTATCCAGAGTGTTCGTAGCAACACGGGCATGATCATCGTGTCCGTTGGTAAGGGAGAGATGGTCATCTATGCAGATACCAAACACATCACGGTAAAGGCCGCGGAAAGCATCCCCTACCAGGGCGACAGGATCTACCTACCATTCGATGTAGAGCATGTTACCATCTTGCTGGACTCGCTCCATGAAGAATCCGTAGAGATGATGCTTCCCGCTCTCAAGCCGTTCCGCGATGGGTTCCTTGCGGACAAAGTGATGTTCATACAGGCCGACACGCATACGCTGATTGCCATTGCTCCCTTCAGCGAGAATGCAGTCGGGGAAATCCTGGAACGGTTCTGTTAAGTAAAGAGAGGGGAGTGTGATCTCCCCTCTCTGCTCATTTCTGGCCACGCACAAGCGTGATCGCTTTGGCGTTGACCATCGATTGCCGTCTCACAACCTCCACGCATAGCTCGCAGAAGGCGTCTCGGCTGATGAAGAAGCCCACCAGGGTACCCTTGAAGCCATCATAGACTTCCCCTGCGATCTCCCTGATCTCATCGTCCGAGACCTGATGGCTAACCGCAGAGGCCAGGCGGTTGAGCGCCTCAATCGCCAGGTTGAGCAACATCTGCTTATCATTGGCATACTTGATGTACACCACAACGGCTACCACGACCAGGCTGAGCACAGAGCTAACGATCTCCATCCTATAGGCCTCCCGTAATGTTCACATAGAGCGTAACGCACATGATAATCATGATCAGCGTCAACAAGATGCTGTTCACACCAATGGTGGGCGTTGTGCTGATGTAGTCCAGACGCTTCGATAGCTCCTCTACCGTAGTACAGAGGCCATCCAGCTTGGCATCGAACTCATTCATACGACTGATGATCTCATGAAAACTATCCTCGGAGACGTGATGACTCCCATTGATCAAGACCGGCGAGGCTGCCTCGCCCATATTCAGCACGCCGAGCGCAGAGACCGACTCACGAAATGCCTGCTGGATATTGCGTCCATTGCCCAGTGCATTGTAGAGTTCCTCTGCAAAGGCCGATGCCGCTCTATCCGTGATGCTCATGCCGTGAGCGATCACCGGAACCCCCAGCGCATTGTGAATCAGGGACGCGATGCCTACCGAATCACACGCATTCATCACGACGAGCTTTAGGGAGGTCTGCGCCTCTAAGGCGCGAACGATACGATCTCCCGCGATCATCCCATCGCTCATCTCCAATGCCATACGGTTGCCGTGCTGAGCGAAGTGGACCACATCGAACTGTTCCGCAGACAATACCGACTCAACTTCTCGCTTGGTAACGATCCCAGATAGAAGACGCACGTTATTCTTCTGCGATGCCCACGCTACCTCATTGACGACATCGATGCCAGGTTGCGTGGGGGAGATGACCAGAACTTTCATGACTCATCGCCTATCCCTAATTGTTCTGCCAGATCGATCACCTCCCTCGCAAACTGGGCTGGCCACTTGCTGTAGCTCGCCACGGCATTCTTCAGGGTGAGCGCAGCCTCCTCATCGTTGATCTCGATCTCCCACTTTTCCTCATGCGGGTTCCATACGTATCCATCAGGTGTTTGCTGTAGCCCAATACGCTCCCGCTCATCCTTCTTGAACTCCAGAGCATCGAGCGCCTTCATGGCCTTGCGGATCGTGCGCACATCGCCATTCATCCCGCCCACGATCACGTTGCACATCACGCGCTGGTAGGTAGACAGCTTGAGCTTCATGGCTACACCCTCACCCGGCTGATCTTGCCTGCCTGATCATCAGGCACAGAGTAGGCCACCATCGATAGCGTGCTGAACGCGTCAACTAAATCTGCCAGGTTGACATCAGAATTGCCATCGATGAAATCCTCTTGCGATAGATCGCCCGCTGAGAACCCAGTGCCAGTTGGGATGATGTAGCCGCTGGTAACCCCTTCATGCTGGACGCGCATCAGATCGTAGAAGGCATCCATGAAGTTGGCGGCCACCACACGAGTACGATAGATCCAATCAGACTTCCTTGCGTTCGGCATGTTTCCTCCTGAGAATGATTGATCACATGTATTATAACATCATGTCGTGGAATCCGTAATCAGACCATAGTTAGCCAGTGCGGTGATCAGGCTGGCAAGAGCCGCATTACCACCCTTGCTGCCAGTAACCGTGGGTTTGGTGATCATATTGGTGCCATTGAATCCGAGCTTGGGATTTCCAGAGGAATCCACGCCCATCTTCATGACAGCCACCTCGCCCCCATAGTAGTTCACATAGAACGTAGCGCTCCCAATGCGCGAGGAGTGCGTCGCGGTCTCCCATAGCGAGGCTAGCTTGAAGATCACCTGGTCCTCGGTCGTCGAGGTCTCTGCTCCCATGGTCAATGACACGCCAATCGCACTGGCAGGGGTGGTCGTAGAGTTATGATTGATGTACAGGCAGTTGGTTACCCCGCTGTAATTGCTGTCCTTGATAGCAAGATACCCGCCACCATACCCGTAGAGGGTGCCACCAATGATCGACCCATTGACAGTCAGCCCCGTATCGTTGATGATCGCCATATGATACGACATGCCAGACCCGATAATGAAACGGATCGAAGTCTTGCTGGCTGTATTGTAGTCAGAGTAGAGAACGATCCCGGCGTTCTTCGAGTTGACCGAGGGGGTGCTGGCATAGATGTCAACCATCGCACTCTTGTAAAGCGTTGGTTCATTGGCCTCCGACGATGCATACAGGTAGGCCTCTGTGGCATACGAGTAGTCGGAATACTGTGTACTGAAGTTGCTGTGGTAGCCACCAATGCCAACGACTGGCTGGGTAGTACTGTAGTCGTAGGCAGCCAGCCCATTGAACACAGAATCAGTCATCGTCATCCTGATACCAGTTGCATCAAGGACGACTCTTCCGCCACCAGCATACAACTTGCCATCGGATGCTTTCGCCTCAAACTGGGTAGTCCCGCTGTTCACGCCACGCAGGTAGTAGCCATCGCTCAGGTACCCAAAGCGGATGCCGGTCGAGGTGGAGCCAGCCCGCAACTCGCCAGTGCTTCCAAGCGAGAGTACGCCACTCACGGTCAGATCACCTGTGTTCACGCTAAGCGCAGACAACGTAGAGACCGAGATGTGGTTGGCCGTGATCGTGCCCGTGTTGATCCAGTCGCCGGAGATCAGCGTAGCGCCAGCCAGGATTTGCACCGATGCCTTCGTGGTACCATTCTTCGCGTACCCGACCAGCACATGATTGGCTCCCAACGCGGAGAGGCTGGTGGTCGTGGAGAGCGTAAGGGGAGCACTGGCGGTCGCATCCACATACAGGTAGGTGAGCGCGGTCATGTTGCCTGTATTGCCATCGCTCACCGTCTTGGTGGTGCCATCCCCGAAGCGGATCGACACGCCACTCCAGGAGATCGTATCCGCATCCGTGGCCGTGAAAGTGCCGGAGACGGCCACGATTCGCCTCTGGTTGGTATAGGTCTGGGTGGCCGCATCGCCGCCCACAACCGTGATGTTCCCCTTCACATTCAGCGCAGAACCATCCCAGGTCAGATAACTGCCAGAGGGGTTGCCCACGCTGAACTTGTAGGTGGAGGTGTCATAGCCTAGCCAGAAGCCAGTGCCAGTATTGTAGGCCGTCTGGCCGCCAGAGATCCTACCCGATGATCCCACCGAGATTCCAGAGGAGCTGATAGACACCACATTCGCTCCGCCCAGGTTACCAGAGGTAGCGTAGATCGTGCCCGATACTTCCAGAGCAGAGCCATCCCACTTCAGGTACTTCGAGGAGCCATCCCCCACGCTGAACTTGTACCCAGAGCTATACCCCAGCCAGAAGCCAGAGCCAGTGTTGTAAGCTGTCTGGCCACCAGCAATGCGCCCTGAGTTCCCGACGTTGATACCAGACGAGTCGATGGCGACCACGTTCGAGGAGTTACCGATGTAGCCTGCCACCGCATTGATGGTGCCCATCACAGTCAGCGCCGTACCATTCCAGGTCAGGTAGTTGCCGGATGGGTTGCCGATGCTCAGCTTGTACCCTGAGTCGTAGCCCAGCCAGAACCCTGTGCCTGTATTGTAGGCGGTCTGCCCGCCCTTGATGCGCCCCGTAGTGCCTATATCGATGCCATAGGAGTCGATGTCCACATGGTTGGAGTTTCCACCGATCCACCCCGCAGTAGCCTTGATGGTGCCTGCAACCTCCATGAGAGCAGCGCTGTTATCCCACAAGATGTACCCACCACGTGAGGCATCGCCAATCAGCCCATCGCCTGGCTCAAGCGTCTTGCCACCCCAGGCTTTGGTAGCAGATGCACCATAGAAGCCGAGGATCTTGTTGCCAGAGGTATCTTGCATCCATAACCCCTCGGAATCTGCCCACACAGGGGAGGCAGAGGTGGTGCGGAAGGCGAAGGTGGAGGTCTCTACAAAGACAGGAGCATCTGATTCGTAGATGGCACGAATCTCATCGGCACTCATGGCGCGACCGATGAGAACCATGTCGTCGATCATGCCATCAAAGTAGCTGCTACCGTAATAGCCAACGTATGTGTTAGCGCCAGAGGTTGGAGTACCATACCCACCAGAAGCAACCAGGCTTCCGTTCAGATAGAGCTTCGTGGAGCTTGTGCTCTCATCCCATGTCACGCAGACGTGGTGCCAGGTATCCTTAGGGAAGCTGGTCGAGTTGAGCGCATAGCTACAGCGCATCACGCCGCCAATATAGGCGGCCAGGTTGTTGCTGTTCGTGATATACAGGATCACCCCAGCCGTGTAGTTGTGATCGAAGATCCACCGATATGTGCCAGACTGCGCATCGCTGGTCGGATACACCCATGCCATCACGGTGCCAGATGTTGGGAGCGTGATCCCAGTGTAATAGAGCGAGGCCGCGCTGCGCGAACTGGTGGAGTAGTGAGCGGTTCCCGACCAGGAGTGGCCTTGCCCTAGAGAGCCATCGCAGTACGGCGTAGCATAGGGAAGGTTCTCGAACTGCACGGCATCGATCCAGATCGAGCCACCGACAGGTAGGTTGCGGATCGCCACCCTGGCAGTCACGGCACCAGTCTCCATAGTGGCAGTAAAGCTCGCATGCTTCCAGGTAGTGGAGGCAGGGAGATCCACATAGGTGAAGAGCGAGCCACCAATCACATTTCCACTAGAGTTATAGCGGAAAATATGCAGCCTGGCAGGGTATGGCCCCATGTAGTACAGCGAGGCTGTATAGGTCTGACCTTCAGTAACGCTTATCGAGGCCGAGTAGGCATCTGTAGTCTGCGAGCTACCATTATTGGTAATCTTCAGACAATAAGAGCCGTATGCACCACCACTCTCGCGAGAGATCACGCGGTCCGTGTAGGCGGTCCACCCATTTGTATTCACCTCAAGGCTGGGGTTGATGATCAGGTTGGTGGTGGCTCGCGAGACGCTGACCGCCTTCCCGAACTTACCTGCCGAGAACAGCAGGTTGGCTCCAACCCCCTTCTGTCCCAAAACGCTGGTAGTGTCACCGTCACGGTTCGTCTCGTAGGGTCCTGGCCCATCGAAGTGGCAGAGAAGGATCGCATCCTTGATCTGGATCGCATGTTTGCCTACGATCCATCCCCTGGCGCGCAGGTTCCCGTTCACATCGAGGTCGAACTGCTGATCTGGTGCGCAGTTCACCCCGATGTTGGCCTGCGAGTAGTCCACAAAGAGGATGTTGTTACCAACGGTCACATCATCGGTAAACGATGCGCCTCCCGTCACCACGATCCCACCGCTCTCCGGAATGCGCACGATCTCCGTGAGCGCAGTCCCATTGTGCACGGAGAAGGAGAGTTGGCCCTTCCCAGAGGAGCCAGCCATCATCTTCACCTGCGCCAGAGAGCGGGAGTTGGATGTGTCATAAGCGGTGATCGCTCCCAGCGTGGCATTGGGAGATTGCGAGGGAGCCGAGAAACGAATCTCATCCCCTGGCGTCCCAAAGTCCAGGCGTGCTGAGGGGGAAGAGCGCAGGATGCCAATGCGCTGGTTAGTCGTGTCGATGTTCAGGATGTTGGCGCTTCCACTCGCATTGTAAAAGGCGATCCCAGAGGTTCCATCAGCCAATGGCCTTATAAGCTGAGTGGCTACATAACTGCCAGAGCCAGTAGCCACCAGCTTGAGAGGAGTGCGCTTGCTGGCATAGTCATAGACCGATAGCCACATCTCCCCCTTGTAGCTGGCGTGGGTCGCATCGTTCCACAATGATTCGATATTACCAGACGGAACATCATTGGTCGTGCTCGTCTGAAGCCGGAAGACCAGTCCGCTACCAAAGCTCGCCGATGGAGTGCCCGTAGAGCGGTGGTTGATCGTCATCAGGTTAGAGACCGTGTTGGTAGCGCTATCCGAAACCCCAAGATAGAGGGGAGTATCCGGCGTGATCGTCGAGCCAATGGAGAGATACCCACCCAGTGGTTGCAAGTAGAGGGGCGTTGTGCTACCACCAGTCGATGTGTAGCCCTGGAGCGAGATCTTGTTGCTGGAGGTCAGAACACGCAGCCCAACATCACGGTAGGTATTGTTGAAGACGGCGATTATCGCTGGATCGGAAGAGGCTCCAGTGGTTACATGCAGACGGCCTGCGGGAAGGGTCGATGCCGATCCGCCTAACATCATGTTGGAGGAGGTGTCGAAGTAGAACAACGGCGTTGGGGTTGCCTGGATCGTGTATGAGGAGACGTCAGTCTCGAACGCAGCTTGCCAGCCATTCGGGTTCAGACCATTCGATGTAGTAGGTGCGCTCACGGTGATCTGTGGGTATTGCCAAACCGTAGTGGTGTCGCCAATGATGATCAGTGGATTATTGCTGCCATCTTTCGCGAGGCGCACAAGCCGTGTAGGGCAACGCCCAATGATGTTGACAGACGTTGAGTACCATGTGCTACCAGTGGAATACCAGTACCCACCAAGATTAATTGTCCAGGCACCAGTGCTTCCAGTGTAGTCATAGCCACAGATCGTTAAATTGAGAAACGTATTACCGCACTGCGGTCTGATTACAAGTGCGCCCGTGACATTGGCAGTCCACGTGCCTATAGCAGCCAGCAACATAGCACTCCAGACTGCGTCATCAGTGCTTTTGACACCAACAGTGCCCTTCACCTGCAATGTGGCGGTTGGGTTGGTTCCCCCGATGTACACACGCTTGTTGGTGGAGTCAATGCTCACAATCGATGCGCCAGTGCTGGTTGCAATGTTGAGTGCGTTTGTGCTGTCTGAGGATGGCTTCCAGGATGGTGCAATGATGCCGTTGGTGAATACTTGCGCCTGGGAAGTTGCACCTGCCCGTGTTCCAGAAGCGAGCAGGAAGGATGACTCGTGGACGCCATCCACCATGTCAGCACTCAGATTGGAGACCGTGGTTGTGCTCGTCACCACGAGGGGGGCCGTACCGGTGGCAACCGTGCTCTGGAATTGCGGAGCATGGACATTGCCACTTCTGCGCACCATGAACTGATTCGAATTGCCATCCGTAGCCACAGCGAGCACAGGCTCGTAGGTATCGAGATCGATCTGTGTGACTGCAAATCCACTGGGTACCGATCCCGCTTCCCAGTTGAGGGGAGTCCAGCCAGCGGAATGCTCGTTATCATAGATCGTGAAGCTGACAGAGCCAGCTTCAGCAACGTAGACCTCAACCGCAGCGCCCTCATAGACACCCCCCTCGATCAGGCGAATCTTGCGCACGATGCCAGAGGATGAGTAGAATGATCTACTCAAGACAGAGAGGGTTGGGTTGGCCCCATAGTGCACGTTGGCATAGAAGGTGGTAGATGAGTGACGGCCGGATTGAGTATCACGCACGGTGAATAGAGCAGAGGCGCGAGTGCCACCAGTCCCCCCAGGAGCTACAGGCCCATTACTGGCGATGCGATACCAGCCAGCAGCACTGATCGTCGCGCTGTATCCCTGGCGTTTGGCAAGATCGGCTGCATGGGATCCATCGACCATATCTGCGTTCAGATTGGTCACGGCCGTGGTGCTGCTCACACTGAGGGGAGCCGTGCCAGTGGCCACATTCGAGATGAAGCGCGTGGCCGTGATGCTGGAGGTGGCAGTAGCTCCCCCGTCCTTCAGGAGCACCCCATCAATGGTCACGCCAGCATTGCTGGTCATCTCATTGACAACATCGGTGTTGATGCCATTGGTGAATGCCTGAGCCTGGCTCGATGCACCCGCACGTGCTCCAGAGGCAAGAAGGTATTGGGGATGGTCATCATCACTCAATCCGCCAATGCTGCCGTGATCGACTACCAGGGAGCCATGAAGCTGCTGATCGGCATGGCGGACAGTGGTTAGATATTGTGGATGGTCATCGCTTTCCAGGCCAGGGAGGTCGGAATGCCTTGTGCCAACCAGGAGAAAACTGCTGGCATGATAGTTATCCACCATGTCCGCGTTCAGTGGCAATACACCCATGTCCGATGATGAACCGACAGAGGCACTTGCCGTAGATGAAACGACGTAGGCAACACCATCCACGATATCGATCAAGGCATTGTCGCCAGCAGCAATATCGCCAGCAGATGACATCACACGCGCCTGGCGCGGGGTCACGCTCCCAGGGTAGACAACGGTTGCCTTATCCCCAGCAACATCGATTACCTTGCACAGAATCATGACGGCTTCCTCACAAGATAGACTAACGCTTCGCCATACTGATCTTCGCCATTGAACGAGATATCCACGCGTGTCACGACATAGGTCCCAGAGTACCCAGAGTACTCACTCGCGGTGATGTAAACGACGCCTCCAACACGGTAAGCCTGATTCTCTGTGAATACAGAGAGTGGCATCCCGAGAACAATGCCGCAGGAGTAGGAAATAGCGCGCTGTACAGACGCGCGCGCAGAGGAGTATACGTCACGGCTAGACAGGGAGTTCGGCCTCTGGATGTTATCCCATCGCAATGTAGTGGCAGAAGGATCAATGTAGTAAGACACAGCCTCCCCGCCATAGAGCTTGACGGCCGTATACTGCTCATCTGGCGATGTCGTGTAGATGATCGAGAGAAGGCTACTCAGATCACTGCTGGTACCGCGGATATCCAGAGACTTTGTCGGAATGCTCCCTGTATTGTTGAGCATTCCGAAGCGTGCAACCAGAATGGTGTCATAGTCAACGTCGTAGAACCACCCACCATGGCTATCGAGCAGCCTGAACATGGAAGACATCAGGTCGGACCCGCTATCCACAGAATAGGCATCAACGTAGTCACACAAGCTGTCCAGATGCGGAGTCAATGTGACTCCAGTTGATGCAGCCCATCCAAAGTAGTCCCCCTTCTTCCAGTTGCTCCCCAGCGGGAACGCAGCCACCATCTTGTTGAACGCGTAGACGCAGATACCGTCTGGAGAGATGCTCACATCGATTATACCACTGCCAGGCAATGTGTAGGGGAGCATGAAATCGTCCACGAGGGTGTAAGACCCATTTGCAAGATCGTATAACTCGACCTTGTTTGTGTAGATAACAATGAAGTGTGAAGCAAGGATCTGTCCGGTGCTGGTCGCATCAGTCGCAAATCGTATGGCATTGCCACTTGCCATCCCGCTGTAATTTACAGAGATCTTGTAGTACTGCGTATCTGGAATGACCATCAAGTAGGTGACGTCAGAGTAGGATCCGGTCGATCTTGGCAAGAAGTCGAAACCTGAGGCAATCAGACGATCGCACATGGTCGATGACAGGCCACTCATCCTGATGATCGCCGCTGACACGCTGCCAGATGTATAGGAGGGCTTGATCTCAGCGATGCGAAGTGCGCGGAATCTGACGAGTGTATCGTATTCCCTATACACAGAGAAGCGTGTCATAGCGGGATAGTAGGCAGGCATAGCAGAGCACAAGGTATTATTGTTCGTTGCATTGCGATCAACATCAATTGTGCGATAGTCTTGCGTAACCCATTTCATTATCGCAGAAGGCGGCGTACCGTATGAGCTAATAGACGTGAACGATGTAGCTCCTTTTTGGATGTCGTATGGCGTGTAGTACATGTGGTACGATCCCCATACCCCACAGAGATTTGTTGAGCTGTATCGGAGGCACGCGGAAAATGATCGCGTCTGCGAAGAATCGATAGGACTTCCCACTGTGCGAACGTAGGCCGTCAGACTCCTACCGCGAACGATTGCTGTGAAACGGTACCAGCCAGTCGTAACGATACTGGTAACGTCAACAGGTTGATATTGGTCACTATTGAGTATCCCGAATAGCCACTGGTTGGAATTGTCCCTGGCCTGGAATATCCCAACCGCATATCCAGGGGAGTCCCCAGACGCCCCTACCACAATGCCAGCCCCAATCATCTCGGCCTTGTAGTATGGATCAATGTACACATCAGCCTCTACAACATACGATTCTCCGACCGTCTTCGCGGAGAGCAATGCAGAGAAAGAATCAAGAGATTCCCATGAGCTACTATTGAGATAGACTGTCCACCCATCAGAAGCCAGGGCCGCCGAAAATGTACCACTGCGAATGATCTTGCCAGTAAGCGGACTAGTACTGCCAGACGCAAACTCGTTGTACAATCCAGGTGATTCAAACGTGACATCGTACTGAAACGCTGTGTCAGACATGACAGTTTGCAGCCCTCGCACCATAACAGAGATGCTGCTACCATCTCCGCTGATGGTCTCTGTATAGTCACGCATCATCCACAAGCCTGGATACATAAGGTTCCCGTTCTCCAGGATGGAGATCGCCATGTCACGTGACTCGGCTGTACTCTTATCGAAGTATGGGCCATCCAGATAGTACATGTTGGATATATCAATGCGAGCCTGGCTGACGGTAGAGACGGCTGCAGTCAGCGAGTACGATAGGGTGCGTTCGGACATATCGTATGACGGGTTGATGGGCGACCAGTTCGGTTCCAGCATTCTAGAACACGGTACTCTATACACAACATCTTCCGATGCAGCACGAACCGTTCCCTGGCCGTATGGATTTGTTGTAATGCTAGGCTTAAGGAAGGATGGCGTAATCGATGAGCTTGAATACAGATACCCGTAAGACGGAGTTGCCCACATAACCCCATCTTCAGTATGGCAGATCGTGTAATACACGATATCTCCAGTATCGCTAAACAGACGGAAGTAAGCAACGCCGTAGACACGCCACTTGCCATCTGGGGACTTATCCAGATTAAGGCCAGTGATAATTACCTGGACATAGTCGTCCCAGCGTATGTTATGGAACGACATCGGATCAGACACGTAGCCAGAATAGCCCAGGATAACATACCTGGTGGTATTCGCCATCTTGTACGTGACAAGATAGCCAACGCCAGGGAGATCAATAGCATCGGAGGCCAACGTATCGTAGGGATACCGATAGTATTGGTGCTTATCGCGCGTGCTTATGTCAATAACACTGTCGATCACCCATAAGCCAAGAGAGCTTGCTGTCTGTCGGTATAGTCTAACATATTCATTGTCAGAAGTAGGAGCATTTGGTTGTGTAACCAGGATCACATCGTCAACACCAACGGGATTCACTCCAACCACATCATACTGCCCGCGGGTATACGTTCCGAAGGGAACCGATGCGCTCCATGTCCCACTAGAGATGTTGTAGGTCTTCTTACGCAAGGAGTAGCCGCTGATGTAGTAGGCATGGATCACGTTGTTTGCAGAATCGAGCGCAAGACCAATGGATGTGGAATACACCTCTGGAGGGTAGGCGTCAGTGGCAGTAAGATTCTCATTTACAGTAAAGCTACGGCTGTACTTGATCCCAGATCCAGGCGAGAACCACACGCGCAGATACGGGTAGATGGTATCGCTTGTCTTGTTGTACTTATTCTCCCCAGTATCCCTCCATGCGATTAGACTGTGGTCATCGAATTCAAAGACGCGAAACTCACTAGAGCTGCCCCCAGCGTGGAAGTAGATATTTTTGGTCATTACAGTATCTCCACCAGATCGAGTAAGCAGACAAACTTTTTGCCGGCTGGATCAAGTAATCGTATCTCCATAGGTTGGGTCAGTGCCATGTTGTAAGTCGTCCCGTCGTTCATTGTGATCGTGCAATGCCCATAGTCATCGAAGTGGGTACGTATCGTCGATATGGTGCCATATCCAGGCTCATAGGTATCATCACTCGGCACAAGGAGAGCGATCCTGGCCCTGGTGCGCCTGGCAGGATCGGCTACCAGCACATCATGGTCATTGATCGTGCGCGCGTATTTCCTGACCCTACCAGCGCTTGTGGAGTAATTATCGAACAAGGTCCGATACTTGTAGTAGTTGATGGTTACGTAGTTGTTCATATCTCACTCCATCGCTCCGCCCATTCGCCTGCCCTGAGCGCCAGATGGCGGCATGGGTGATATATTGCGTGCACCATTCATGCTATCCTTGAGATAGTCGATCATATCATCAATCGCATCCTCCCACGCCTTCTGGAATGGCCCATTGGGAGCCAGCGATGCAATGACAAGGTTCTGATACGATGCCCAGGCATCCTCGATCTGCCGTTGCCGCTCCTTCGTCTTGTCCTGATACGGCCAGACAATCTCCTCGTAGTACTGCTTCTGGCGCTGGATGTCCTCCAGTTGCCACTCCTCACGCTCTATCTGCGCCTTGCGCTCAGTCTCGCGCATCTGGTCCTCAACCTGGCGCTGCTGGTTGGTGAACTCCATCTGCTGACGCAGGCGCTCGTCCTGAAGGTCATAGAGCCGGCGCTGTAGCTCGATGATCTTATTGGTCTGCTCCTCCTCAATCTGGTAGACCTGGTCCTGAGCACCCCACACGATCTGCTGACGCCCGATCACAGTCTGGCGCTGAGTCTCCTCCAGCCCATACATGATCTGAGCGCGCTCCATCTGGCGACGAATCGCCCGCCGCTCTCTCCCCGTGGAGTAGCGCAGCGCCTCCTGGAGGTCCTCCATGTTCCAGGTGTACTGGAGGCCAGATACTGTCCCCTGGTAGTTCATGTCCTCCAGCCACCACTGGCGTTGCTGGAGGTCGAGCCCGCGGTTGATCTGGCGAATCCGGCGATTGTCCCCAGCACGCATCTCGAAAATTCTGCGCTGGATAGCGTTCTCCGCAGAGGCCATGCCAAATTGCCAGTCCTCGTACTGCCTGCTCAGAGCAAGCGATTGATCTTGCAAGGCCCACTGCTGGCGCGTGACCTGCTGCGTGCGCCCTAGACGAGTGATGTCGATCTGCCACTCGTTGCGCTGGTAAGCACGTTGCTGCCCCATGTACCAGTCTTCCAGCCCACGCATCGCCAGCGTACCAGCCTGGTAGGCACGCCCACCCGCGAACTCGAACAGCCCACCCCCTCGCAGCGTGTAAGCCTCTGGGGTCATACCAAAGGAGACGTTCATCAGCTTCATGAGCGTGCTGGCATCCATCTGCCCAGCCGCGCCCATCAGCATCCGATAGACCTCCCCCGACCTCCCGAAGGGGATATTGGCATTCTGTACCAGGTTCGATATGAACGAGCCGGTCATCAACTGCGCATGGGGTAGCGCGCTCATGGCCGCGATGTAACTCGTGCTGGCCGCTGTGCCAGGAACGTATCCAAGATTGCCAGCAATCCCCATCGCCAGCGGAGCATTGCTCGCCAGCATCATAGCGTTCCCTAGCGAGAGGCCAGAGAGCGCATCGAACCGTCTCTGGAACGCGGGTTGGTTGGGGGTCAACCCCAACGCGCCAAGATACTGCGAGATGTAGGGAGCCATTTGTGCCAGGCCAGCCACCCTGCTCGCCTGCTGGTTGGCAAGGTTCAGGACAAATGTGTCATAGTTGGGCGCGCCAGCCCCAATCCCGCGCGTGTAGGCGATGTTCTGAGCGTAGCCAAGCGCCATGCGCAGGTTTCGCCTCTGGAACCCACCCATGCGGCCAAACTGCTCCATCAGCCTGGCATAACGCGGGTCTGTGGGAGAGATCGCCAGGTTCCCCAGCACATCTGCCCCAAACTCGGTATCCTCCATCAGGCTGAGCAGGTCGCCTTGGGAAAGTGTGGCTACGTTGGCTAGATTGATGCCATATAGCGAGTCACTTCTCGCATACCCATACGTGCCGAGTACGCGCTGCGCCATCTCTACAATGCCAGGTCCACGCAGCGCCATCTGCTGGTAGACCGGCCAGAACCGACGCTCGATCTCAGGAGAAGTCACATCGAAGCCGGTCATCTCGGCAAAGCGACGCCGGATTGTGATGTCACCCTCAATACCAGAGCCTGTGATGTGCCCCAGCGTGTTCGAGCCAATCACCTTGCGGATTTGCTCAGTGTAGCTAAGTGCCCCACCTCCACCAGAGGGCGGTATGTACTCCCCTCTTGTGTATCGCCGGTACTCATCGCTCATGGTGTAATTGATTGTGGCATCCCAGGCGCTCTTGAGTACGCTATCCCCTCTGGCCTCACGAGCCACTATATCGTCACTGAGCCGCCCAAACTCCCTTAAGATCATGCGCGTATTGGTGACAAGGCTAGTCGGGTCGAGGGCGCGCAACACAAGACGCTTGAGAGGGCTTGCGCCTGGGTCAGTATCTGCGATTCTAGACGCAGAGTATGTCGTCGTTGCAAGGCCCACCAGGGCAGCAGCGGGAGCAACTGTGCTTGCGGCGGCCCCCATTGCTGTGCCAATCAAGCCAACAGAGAGGCCAGTGCCGGCTCCGGCCACAATTGGAGATATAGCACGCCCGAACTTGTATGGATCACCTCCAGTACCCAGGAGACTACCATAGATGGTGGTCAGCCCTTCACCAACGCCAGCCTGCCAATTCGCGATAGACGACTGCATCCCAAGGATGTTGCTGGTGGATGGGGAGACAGGCACGCCAGCCATCGCATAGGCTCCCAGAGCCCCCTCCTCTGCCCTGGAGAAGGCAGCCATCATCCGCATCTGCGGGCTGACCGCATACCACTGTGCCAGAGAGGTACCAAAGAGTATGAGGCCAGGCTGAGAGACAATCCTGGATAGCATGCGTTGAGCAGGACCACCCTGCTCCAGCGGAAGCGTGCTGATCTGTCGCCGCAATTTTGCCAGGCGCTTCTGCGCTGCGCCAATCTGGTTGGACTGCTCCAGGTATTGCTGGATGGTGGTATCAACCTCCCAAAGCTCGGCCTCAGCTTCAGCCTTCTCTGCCTGGGCTCTGCCGAGAATGCCCTCAGCCCCTTTGGCTGTCCCACCTACGCTGAGCCTCTCGATAGTGCTCTTCGCACTCTCAATCGTGTCCATCAGCGACTTGCGGCGATCGCGCAACAGGTCTACCTCAGTCTTAACCGTTGCCGACAACTCCCCAAACCGCTTGTTGACAACGTCCAGATTGTCAGCAAGCTCCTTGAGGCCCTTGATGGACCGGCTGTACGACTCTCCCCCCAAGACACGCGAGAGGATGCCCTTTGGCCTATTCCCAGCCACACCAGCGATCTGCTTCTCAAGGATATCCTCACCAGCAGTCATCTCACCCAGGAGCATATCCCGCTCCTGCATGGTGTCCTCGACGGTCATGATGGCAGTGTTGATGTATCCCCACTGATCATTGGGGCCAATCTTCCACTTCCAGGGAGCACCTTGCCTGTGCGGGAAGTTCGTGCGAGGGATCGAGGACCAGGCCGTCTCATTGGGCTTCGCTGGTGGCGGAGTGAACGGAGGCCCATAGAGGGAGGCCGTTGATTGCGTGGCAGGATTGTATGGGATAACCGATGTCTCAGGAACTTCTATAGAGTCGCCAGTACCCCCTGCCACGAGCTTGACCATCCCTGGCTGGCTGGATGGGTACACATAGTAGGCCTTCCCGCCATGCAAGGCCTGCTTGGGCACATTCACATTAGCACCCAACGTTCCCGCAGCCTGTGCAGCCTGTACGTATGGGCTATTGGCCCACCCCTGAGCATCCAGGGGGTTGTTGAGCACCTCCGCCTTGCCGCCCTCCGGTAAGGCATAGAGGCCGTAGCTGGTCTGCGAGGCAGCGATCGCTACGTTGACCGTGCGTGTCTGCGGTATCCCATTGACCTCCGAGGTCGTATACCTGGTCTCGGTGCCAATGATCTTCAGGGGCGTGTTGCCCATGAAGATGGTGCTGCCGATCTTCTGCTCTCCCTCTGGGGAGATCTTGCCAACCGTGACCGCCATGATTTGATCAACGGGCGCATCCTCAATCCTGAGTGGGTTGACGACGCTGGTCAACTGAACTCTATCCAGACCCACGCGACCAGTGACCTGCCAGAGCTCACGGTTGAACAAGTACAACTGGCCAGGTCCAACAGGAGACTGAGGAGAAGGCGAAGGCTGGGCTGGCGGTGGAGCAGCAGGCGGAGTACCACCAGAGGCAGGTAGTTGTGTGCCACCAGTCGAGTATGTAACGCTCGCTTCGGCAATGCTCTGCGCGGCCTGAACGGTAGCAGGTTGCGCGGCCTGCTGCGCCTTCTTCCTGCTTCGACTTGGCTTCTTCGCCTTCTGAGCAGGTCCTCCCTGTTGAGCAGAAGTCTGTAAGGGCAACGGCAACTGCTGGATATTGGTGGAGGAAGTAGCAGATGCAGCCTGAGGAGCAGGCGGAACAGGCGCAGTAGCAGTGGCTGGCGGATTCACAATCGCTGCCTGGGCACCTAAGTGCGAGAAGAACGCCTGCCAGTTCCTGTTCCAGGTCTCGTGATACTCGCCAGCAAGCTGCTCCTGCTTGCGCCAGTACTGGTTCTTCTCCTCAGGCGTGCTGGCTGCACGCGCCTTCTGGATGTACTCCCTTGACTTCGCCAGGAACTCATCCAGCGCAGTTCTGGCGTCCACAAAGAATTCTGATGACTCCTTGATTACTTCGGGAGGGACGCCCGCCTGAGGAGCGATGATCTCATTCAACGCACTGATCCTGGCGATCTCATTCTGTAGCGCTACCCTGCGCTGCTTGTTGTAGAACTCATAGGCCTCATCCCAGGAGATCGCAGGGTCCGACAAGGCAGCGCTCAACGCCTTGCGAGCCTCACTCATCTCCTTGAAGTACGACGAGGATGCTCCCTTGATCGCCTTGAGATACCCCTCCATCGTCGGCTCTACGCCCTTGACCAAATCCTCAGGACTTAGCTGAGGAGGCGCATCAAGCAACTGTTGCCCAGCAAGTGGTAGCACATCAAGCGGTGGTGGCTCGCTGCTTGCTGCTGAACCAATGCCAACTGGTAGAAGGGGTGGCGGCTCCATAGTGCCACGCACTATCCTGGCAATAGACGGGTGCACAGCATAGAGACGGCCCTGCTCAGTAATGGCATCCTTGAGATACTGATAGCCATACTTGAGTACGTTCGCAGCCATGCTCGCAAGCTCGCTGAGTCTGAGCGGACGTTTGCTGGTAGCATGTACAGGCAGTTGCTGCTCCCCGCCCCTGAACTTTCGGAAGAAGCCAGCATCGCGTCTCTCAATGCCGAATGCGCTGGCCAATGCTCTCCCCTCTGGAAGATCACCATATTCGCCAAGCGCAAAGCCGATCTTGGCCGCAATGTCACCAGGAAGCTCGAACCCCTCCACGGATGCGCCCAGCACGTCGAGAGGGACCGCAACCCCCCTCGTCCACTCAGGAGCGTCCTTGTCCCACCCGGCCGACATCGTGGCCAGATCGAACTCCGTTGCGTTTCTGATGTACAGTGCTGCCAGGCGTGCTGCCGCGCCAGGCTTGCGTGGCGGGGGAACATATGGCTTGCTGGCCTCGATCAGCTGGGATACCATAGCAAGCTGCTCAGGGGGAACACCATCTTCGTCGTACAGACTGGTGAGGTAATCACGACGCCCCTTGATCTTCTCCCTGGCCCTGGCCAGAGCCTGATCATACCGGCTCATCCCACCAGAGGCCAGAAGCTCTGCGGCATACACATTCGTAAGAGGCTCCCAGGCCTCATCATTGAGAAGCGTCCCCAGTGGCAACGTCTTCTGTAGTAACGGAGATAATGTGAGAAGGTTCATGCGCGTCCTGGCCAACTCGCCCATGATCGCGCTCTCGGCAATAGATGGGTCCTCGGCGATGTACGGCTTGTAACGGTTAGACTCCCTGATGCCAGGAGCAATGTTCGCCAGCATGTTGCGCACCTTCCAGTCTGTAAGCGGCTCATCGCGAGCACCAGTCATCGAGTAGTAGCGTTGCGAGGAGACATACCCATACTTGTAAGTGCCGTATTTCTTGACTTCCGCGAGGGTTGGCTTGAACCCGCCTGGCATGACGATTCCCCAATTGGGCGTTCCCTTACCAAACATCCCCCTCGGATAGATCGCGATGCGTCGCGGACCAGGGTTCCCTCTCCCGCCAGCCAAAACACTCATAGGGATCGTGTACTCAATGGGCTGGTCTGCGCCAGGAGCCCAGTAACGCGCCTTCGAATAGAACGTGTAGGGTATCCCCTTCTCGTCTAGCTCGCGGCGCATGTGCATGACTTCATCATCAATCGCCACGTCATTGTCAGTGCTGTAGTCATCAACGGCCGGCCCTGATGGACCAGCGTGCATCCCAGCCAGCATGTGCCCGGCATAGGCTATCAATCCGGCTGCTCTGGCTTTCTCCCCCTGTGCGGCCAGAACGGGCGCATTCTTAATCATGTTCTGGAAGGCAGTCCCCACCGCGCCAGGGAGCTTCACGTTGTACGTGCGCCGCATGATCTTAAAGGCCTGGTTCATCCTGGCCGAAGATTCAGCTGGCACATCATTGATCCCCTCGCGCTGGATGTAGGCAGCCTCGAAGACGCCCTCACGCAGTTCGGGGGGAAGATAGTCGGCATATCCTAAGATGCGATTGAACCGCTCGCGATTGAAGATCGTCTCGTAGGATATGGCAGGACGCAGGCTCCTGGCTTTGGCCGACTGCTCGACCAGAGAGCCCTCGTCAATATCCAGAGCCATATCGCCTAAACTGTACCTGTCTGCAAGCGATTGCGCCCTCGCGATAGCCCCATACCCAGGCATAAAGTTAGGGTCAATCCGCTCAGCAGGCATCTCAATGTATGGCGCGCCATAGAAGGCGGTATGTGGTCCAGTCAAGGCTGGCGGCAACTTGTCGCCAGGCCGAATCCCAGCCAGGCGATCTGCTGGCCCGTAAACACGCAGGGTTCCACCGCGAAGGATCCTATCCAATGACTGCGCAGGGTCCTCAATGTCAAATACCTTCCCGGCCTGGGCCTCCTCCTCAAACATGTAGTTCTCGTCGTCGAAATCGTTGCCAGCCAGAGCCTCCAGGCTGACAACGCCCCCCTCGCTGCGAGCAGAGGTAACCGCTCTCCTTACAGCAAACTTCACCCTGGTGGCCGCGTAGGGAGCAAATGAGTAGGGGTTCACATTGCCCCTCTTATCCACACCGGGATCCCATGTGGAGGCTGCCTCAATCAAGGCCAGACGCGCTTCCTGAAGCAAGTCGCCAACTGGAACCCCCTTGCCAGTGTGAGGAGCTATCCAGACAGGCAGGTTAGCCATCTCCTGTTCGACAAGCTTATTGCGCAGAGGGTCCAGATGCTTCGTGTACTCACGTGCCTGACGGATCGCCTCTAGAGGAACACTGTACCTCCAGACAGGAGATACTCCAGAACGGAAGAGGTAGTACGCATTCTTCTCGCTGGGCACGGAGAATACCGAATGATCAGGAGACTCTCTGTAGATGTCACGTAAGGCCACGCGAATTCTGGTCGTGTCCTCTGGGTTGGAAACGCCACGCGCGGAGAGCCTGGCCATGAGATCGGAGGCGCTCTCAGGAGAGAGGCCACTCAACTGCCCACCCTTCATGGCCTGCTGAATATCAGCAATGATCTCATGCTCGTTACGGGGAACCGCCAGGATCGGGCTGTCAGGATGCTCCTGACGAAACTTCTGGAAGGCCTCTTTGTAGCCAGATAACAGTTGCGCGGCAATCCCAGACTGCTCAAGCCCACCAGGCTGCGGCGTACCCAAAGTGCTGGGGAAGTCGATGGTCCACGGGAAGTTGATGGAGGCGATGGGTGGGCGGACACTGAAGGGGAACTGTTGCTTCCCCTGCAAATGTTGGGGAGGCGCAGCACTTTCTGGGTTGACAGATGCCATCATGACAGAGTACAACTGCGCGCTTGATGGCAAGATGGTGCCCGAAAAAGGACCACGAATAGTATAAGCCCTGGGAATCTCCTCAATGCGCCTTGACAAGTCTTCGAGGAGGGCACGTGGCCATAAAGTTTCCCCGCCAAGCCCCATCCGATGGAATGTGGCCCCCAGTACAACATTGCTCAGCAGCCCTGCCCAGCGCGGAGAGATGTCTGCCCAACGCGCCAACTCAGGCCTGTCGCGGGCAATGTCTACAACGGGAAGCAAGGTTTTGTATTTAGGATCACCGCCAAAGATCGCCCTGGCAGCAGCGATCATCTTATCGGGAGAGGTCTTCCACCCAACCATCTCCCTGATGTAATTCGCAAAGACTGGGAAATACCCCGTCTGCTGGGCGCCAAGGGCGGGGTTGTCAGCCATCCCAACCCCAGCCGTGGCCATAAACCTGTTGAATGCCTCGCTATTGAGATCTACCTCACTGCGCCATGCGCTCATCGCAGCATAATCGCCACGCAGCAAAGCGCGAGCAAAGCTCTGGAATGTCTTGCTCATGGGATTGACATTGCTGCGCCAGGCGCCAAGGAGATCGACAAGGGCCCCAGACTGAACAAAGGCCTTTGTCTCTATGCCTGCCATAACGCTGTTACTGAAGTTCTCAAGGGCTCCGCTGGTGGACTCGCTACCCGCGTTTATCGGGCTTCTGAATGCGCCGAAGGCGACGGAAAGGCGCCTGACGTAGTCAATGGAATCCGCTGCCTCGGTCGTTGGACTACGCAACTCTGGAACTCTGGGCCACGGGGCACTCGTGCGCTCCCCGCCAGATTTCCACAACGGAGAAGGCCCACCACCTGTCTTCCCCAGCTTGGGTTGTGTCTCCTCAACAGTGCCAAAGTCGATCTCCAGACCATGTGGCCCTGTGCTCGGCTCGCTCTCTCTGCCAAGAAACTGCTGATAGGCCGTGTAGACGAACTTCTGCATCGTCTTACTGGATGGATCGAAGCTCGAACGCCACGCCTCACGCAGCGTATCAGTCGCAATATTGGAGAGCGCTACCCGAAATGTTCCCCTACGCGTCTTTCTCTTTGCCATATCACACTTCCCATGCGGGAATCAGTCCCCTATTAGACAACTAGCCGTCACATGTGACGGCTAGTTACCACTGAGAGCTTTCTTGATCGCTGTCTTGTCCGACAGCCCCTTCCTGATCGCCGGAAAGACCACCGCGGTTACCAACCACGGCTGGTCCATCAGCCCGCCCGCGACCAGTGGAATCCCATACTCCTTCAGGGCCAGGAAGGTCTCCTCAAGGGAGAGCAGGTCATCGTCCTCCCTCTCGCTGATGATCTTGAGGACGATCTCGTCACGCAACTGCGTGAGATCGGCCTGGCCTACGATCCTGCGTAGAGACTCTACGGGTTTGGGCGGGCAGTGATGTCCCACTGCGGATTCATCTGAAGCACGAACCCGTAGATCTCATAGATCATCTCCGGTGGCATCGCTCCCAGACGGGCCATGAACTCTTCCTCGCTCATGTCCCTGGTCAGGTACGGCTTTCCATTCTCATCCTTGATGTTGGTGGCCTCGAAGGTGCGCCAGATGCGCAGTTGCACTGGCTCCAGCACACCCTTGCTCACCTCACGGATGGGAACACCTTCAACGTAGCGCACCTGATAACCGGCATTCAGACGCTGGTCGAGGAACGCTTCATCAGCCCAAGTCGTCGGGCGCACCGTCCAGGTCAGGGACGGATCGCGCTCGAACTTGAACTCCCTCGGAACGATGCTACCATAAGCGCCAAACATCAGCTTCTCCTCCTATCTTAGATTAGTTGTAGTCCGACCTGGCGTTCTGCAAGACCGCCTTGATCGGCGACGAATTGCCAGTCATGATGAACGTGCCATTCAAGACCATCATCTGCGTTGTATCACCCGCCGAGTTCACAACCGGCTCAGCCGCCCAGACCGTGTTCCCGCCGCTGTCAACGGAGATCACAAGAGACTCGGTATTCGCTGCAGTCACCGTCTTCAAGGTCATGGTGAACGATGTGCTCTTGAGCGGCGTCACGCTTGGATCGGTACTACTGACAGTGCCATACATGGCTTGCCTGTACGTGTTGTAATCATCCAGCCGTGTCACCAGGCGGATCGTGACCGTGCGCATGGCAACATCGACATCATCAGGGTAGTAGCTGCCGATAATGAACTCGTTGTTAACCGTCAGGCCATTGGCGATGGTCAGCGAGGCCGCAATCGGCTTCAGTGTGATATTGGAATCCGGCGAAGTAAGTGCCGACGTGCACGAGATGAACGGATTCGTCGCATCGAGGGTCCCAGCAGCCCACGTTGACGTAACAACAGATGGCTTGAGACCTACAAATGCGGCCGATGCCGTTACGATGTCAGATGCCTGCGCGTTGATCACCAACGTATCGAGCCGGCTGTCAGCCATACGCTCCCAGCCAAGGCTGGAAACCCTGCGCATGATGGATAGATATGGGATACTCGTGAAGTCCGACGCATTCCACGTAAACGTGTGCGTATATGGACCCGTACCAGAGACACTCGCGAACCCCAAAGCGGCCTTCAGCAATACACCGATTCCACTCACGCGCGGGACGAAGTCCAACGATCCGCCCGCGTAGAAGCCAGTCGTCACAACGTCACGGATCGTTGGCACACCCCCAGCCTCCACGGGCAGAGGACGCCGCATCCCAATTGGACCAACGCTGGCCCCCGTGAAGGGAAGGTAGGTGTAGTTTGCCGTTGTGGTGACAGCCGTCCCCTTCGCCGTCTGAAACGCGAACCCAAGATAAGATGCTAATGGACTAGCCATAGTTTCACTCCGTTAAATATTCAAGCAACAACTTGCCAGTGAACACGTTCTCGCCCTCGATCCCCCCGCTTGGTCGCAGATGGGAACTCACAACACCAGGGCAGAAGACGCACGACTCCCCGTTATCTCCCACGCACTGTGGATGCCAGAGAGCAAAGGCTTCCTCCACCTTCCCCATCATCGCCCTGGCAACCCTGTAAGCCTCTTCTTGCGTCTCCCCCGTCCTGGTGAAGTACATCTCCAGGTGAATGGAGAAGCGCCTGCGCCAGGGGATCCGTGATCTCCCGATCTCCAGGCGCTCGTAGTCCACCTCATGGCCCCAGGTATCCTCCTTGTCCGTCGGATCGCACTCGGCCACCAGGATCGAGATGCGATAGTCCTCTGGATCAGCCTGCAAAGGCCACATGCGGATCAACCCAGCATAAGCCGTATCATCAGGCGAGGTACCTGTCGCGCAGGTGGACTCCAGGTGCTCGATGATGGCTGCCACACAGCTATCGGTGAATGTAGCCATGCCGCCTCCTCCCGAAGCTGAGCGTCAGAGAGCGTCCTCCCAGCCTTTCAAAGATTCCCTGCCGATAACGCTCGTAGTAATGGTTCACCATGACCACGAGCGGGTTATCGTCGCGCTGTCCCTGGTTGCGCCAGCGATCCAGACCGGCCGATTGCTCTCCCACCCGTTCGGTGCACTTCGCAAGCACATAGAGGACAATCAGTTCGAGATCGGCAGTGGGAACATCCACTACATCCGTATCGTTCACAATGCGACCACGTGCTGTGTAGAAGTGCACCGTAACCGAAGAGGGAGAATCGGGGTGGAGCACCCACAGTTTATCCTCTAACTGGTACCACCCCCGCATCCCCTGCCATACCCGCGTGCCTGGCTTGATCGAGATCTCAGGCAGGAAGGTATCATCAGGGTATTCGACGGCAAAAACCTGATAGTCTTCTGGCAAGATTGTGGAGCCATCCCCAGCCAGACCAGTCACGCACGATGACTGTAGAGGGAAGTAGCGGCTGTAGTCGGCCAATGCGTAGTTGACATAGGTCTGAAGCTCCGCATCAGGCCAACGCGGGGTCGCCGCTGTATCCTTCAGTTGATAACGAATCTCCGTGCGCAGGTCTGCCCAGGTAACCATTACTGATTCACCACATCGCCCTTCATGCGGACCGAGCCAGCCGAGAAGACGACCTCGAAGACCTCAGGCCGGAAGACCTGGTACTTCATGTACGAATCCCACGAAAAGCGGTACATCGCCATCAGGTCATCGACAACAGGAGCCTCATGGAACTCAGGCGGCTGCGCAACGCCCGCGACCACACCATTGGGGCCAGCCAGGAAGATGGTCGCATGGATGTGCCGCCCCTTCGTCACGTAGCCATACACGCCACCACCCAAATCGGTCGTGTACTCCTTCATGACCGGCTTATCGAGCGAGATGCGATTGTTGACGGTATCGATGGAGACGATGCGACGCACGGTGTTCTTGCCAGAGCGATAGTCCACGCCATTGGTGACGCCAAAGTCATTGGTGCGCACCGTGTGGATGGTGACGACATCGTTGACCTCAAGGCCAGCCACACTGTTCAACTGGATGTAGGTGGTAGCGTCTGACTGACCAACCGTGTAGACGGTATCCACAGTGCGAGCCGCGCCAGCACCCGGCTGCACCGCGCTGGTGATCGTCTTCTGAGTAACGATCGCACCACAGTTCCACAGGGTATTGCGCGTGGTGCTCAGGAAGCGAGCATTGTAGATCGTGCCCACCTCATAGCGCAGTGCACGGCTAATGTCCGCATACTTCAGGATGTCCAGCCACTCGCTCTTGTTGTTCTGGATGTCGTAGATGACACCAGGCGAGGCGATCGCGACCAGAGCGCCATTGGTGCCACCCGATGGGTTCTGCGCCAACGGAACATCGCGATAGCTCAGGCCCAGCCAGATATCCTTGATCGTATCAGCATCGAACACGTCAGTAGCAGCGATCCCAGAAAACAGCGTGCCAGTGCCAGAGGCCGCGTAGATCGCGTAGGGGGCAGTCAGGAAGGCATTGCGGGCCAGGATGTCCATCGTCTCCGTCATGGAGATCGCGATCTTGTCGCGGATGATGGGGCGCAGGCCCACGCGGCCATTCTGCCGCCAGTAGGTGATCATCTCGTCATACTTGTGCAGCGAGACCTTGTCGCCGTAATGCTCCATGCCGATCGTCAGCGACGCGCTGTCGGTATACGCTGAGGGCAGCCACAGATCGCGCAGGCCAATGGCATCGGTATTAGGCTCCATGTCATAGACCAGGTTGAAGACCATCAACCCAGTGCGCTGAGCCGCCAGATCGACCTTCATCGGCACAAACTGATTGTAGACCGCCTTGGCGCGAAAGACATCCAACAGATCGGGCACATACCAGGACCGTTGATTGGCGCTCAACCCACTCCACGGGTTGTCGCCATAGTAGGTGTCAAAACCACTCGTAGGCATCTCGAAAACTCCTTATTTGACCATTTCGTTCCACAGGTTGATCCACTCTTGGGCTTGAGGTGTGCCAGCGTACTTCTCGATATTGGCATACACCTCTTCCCTCGATAGCTTGCTGGCAGGTGGGTTGGCTGGAGGAACAACGCCTGCCTTCCACTGCTCTCGCTTGCTGCTCAGGATCGCCTCGATGCCCTGGCTGAGCCGTTCCACCGCCGACTTCACCTGTTCAGGATCCGTAGACGAGGGGACCACATCCGCCAGATGCACCAGATCAGGATACTGGCGCAACACTTCCCACTTGGTCGCCTGTGCAGCAAACGAGTCCCTCTCCTTCTGGAGAGCCTCCAGCTGCTGCCTGACCTTCTCCGCCTCTTTCTCGTAGGACCCACGGAAGTTCTCAAGCTCGCCACTACGCTCATCGAGGGCTTTTCGAAGCTGCTCGACCTGCTCCGCGAGTTGACCCTTCTCAGATTCATGCTTCGCCAGGGCTTCGCTCAAAGAAGCAATCTTCTGATCCTTCTCCGAAAGCACGCGCATCAGGCCCTTATAACGGGCTTCCCAATCCTGCTGCCCAGAGGTCTCCTGCTGGACAGGGGTATCGGTATCAGCCATCTTCTTCCTCTCCTGTCTCGATTTCTGCTCTCTTCATGTCGTAAAGATAGCAAACATCATTTTGTAAGATCGCAAACCCTGGTACCCAACGGGCATATCGGGTGATGCGTAACGCCTTATAAGGGGTCGCTGACTCCAGACACATACAACCGATCTCAACCGCCTCATACTTTCCACTACGACTCTTGGTGATCCCCCACTGGTGCGTGTGGCCGGCGATCACGTTCATCCCATAAATATCAGCCAGATCACGCGTCACTGCCAGCTTCTCCGAGTAAGACACTGGGTGCACAATCATCCACGAACCGATGTAGCAATACCAGTGATCTGACCACACGCCTGGTAGACCCAAGTCAGCGACCCCTAACCCTCCTCCTAAGTGATGCGCCAGTCGCGCATCGTGATTTCCAGTTAAGCAGATCACCTCTTCGAAGTTATCCTCAAGCTCCTCCAACCTCTCCCTGGCCAACCGTAACTCCTCACGAACGGATAAGGACTCTGTCTGCCCTGGATAAGAGGAGATCGAGCCGAAATCCACAAGGTCACCAGCAATCACGACACGCCCAATCCCACGATTACGAGCCACGCGAATCGCCTTCTCGTACAAAGGCACATTAAGGTACGGAATGTGTAGATCGGATAGAATCAGGGCATCCCGACCATCCACGGTGATCGGCTCTGGTAGAACTGGCGCAGCGCTCCGCATGATGATGGGGATCACATGCCCTTCACGGCGCAACTGCTGCTTCCACTCACGAATCGTGCTCTGCGACTTGTGGTAGCGCTGCGCCAACTCATACGTGTCCAGCTTCCCACAATCACTCAGGAATCGCTCGATTAGCTCGTTCGGTATTCTTCCCGCCAACCTTCTTTTCCCATGTCATGAGCACCCTGGCGATCTCCTCTTCGAGGTCGTCGGTGTACCCAAGTTTCTCAACGATCGTCTCCAACGAGACCGCCGGATACTCAGTGTTCCACATCAGGTTCAACTCGTTGACCATATCCATGCGATCACGCGGGAGGACGGGCGCGAATTGCACATCTACCTCTGCGCCAATCATGTCGTCCGTAACCGCAGGTTTGCGACCATCCAGTGGATCACGGAACTTGCGGATACGCAGCGTCATATCGGTCAAACGGCGGATGCCGGAAGCGATGAAGACTCGCGTCCACTTGGCCGATTGCACCAATGGCCACATACGAAGCGTCAACGTCAGCCCAGAACGTTGCGATCCCTCATCAACCCCTAAAGCCACGGCGGGGATCATCGCCGAGTAGCGCGAGAGGTCCCACAAGAAGTTGATGTAGTTGAGCGTGCTGGCCGGCTCGGTCTCCGCAGGGAGCACCCCGATCTCAGGATCATGCTGATCGCCAATGCTCTGCCCAAGATCGAGGATCTTGTCAGGAGCAATCATCAAGTCCTTCTTCCCGCGATAATTGCGCACCCAACGTACAGGATGCGCCACGTAGTTGATGCGATCCCCCATATCGGCCAGACGCAGGTTCAACTCATCCTGCAGCCCCATGATGTCGTCGATCACGCTCACGCCATAGAACTCATTGGCGCCACGGAAGCGCGGGATATAGACGAAGGGGACGAACCCATAAGGGTTAGGGCCAGAGTACTCCTCGATGCGCAGGTTATCCACGCGCACCTCGTACTCCCTGGGTGTCCAGTGCTCCGAATAGAGCACCATGCGCTCAGGTGAATCCTTGATGGGGATGCCGTACATCAGGTTGGCATCAGCCGCCGTGATGTAATACTGCACCCAACATTCCATGATGCGCTTGACATCCTGAGGATGCCAGCGTGGGATGAAGTAGGAAGGGTTGATCAACTCATAACGAATCCCACAATTCAGCGCGGGGTCTGCCGAAACCTTGATCACCGCTCCCCCGTAACGCTGGATGGCCAATGCCATCTCAGCGAACATCTGATCGCGCTCGTTCTCCTCCCAGATACCATCCAGGACCTCGTTCACCCGCTGTGCCCGCTCGTCTGTACCTGGCATCTTGATCGTCACCACCGCATCCTCCCACTGGCCCAAAAGAGCCTGAGCGTGAAGGATGCACAGCATCTTGGCGATGTTGATGCGCAACGGGTAGAGCAGAGGAGGTTCCGTGTCTGGGCTATCCGATGGGACCTCGGAACGCTCATCGAAGATGTCGCCGGAATAGTAACGATCCCACTCCTCGTACTTCGAGAACTGGGAGTCGATCAACCGCCTCTCAGGCAAGTCAGCGATCTGACCAGAAAACAGCGCCATGCACGCTCCTTCAGTGCGGGTACGGGGCTAAGATCAGGAAGATCGAAGGAGGAGAACTGGAGGGAGGACTTCCCCGTACCCGCATTGCGATTATAACATCGCTGGAAAATCTGTCAACCATTTTGCAAGGTGATTTTACACTCATCGCCGGCGTGACCTTCGACCCCCCGCATAGACCGCACGGAGCACACGTGTGTCTACTTTGGGGATAGACTCAGAGATCGCCGTCTTTTGCGCATCGATGTTCCTGCTCAGGTACGTGATCTGCATGATCGTCGCTACGATGTCCTGGGGGATCTTGCGGTCATCATCCGATCGATAGTTGCGCAACTGTTCACGCAGACCACGGATGAAGGGGAAGCGCAGATCGTGATTGGACAGCGCGAAGCGCAGCGAGTTGACCATCGCATACTTGTTGGACCCGAACATAATGGGGTCGGTCTGAATCCCATAGCGCTCAAAGGCAAGCTCGTTGAGAGCCTGCTGAGCACCTGTGGCATCGATGCCGCAATAGACTGGCCGGTACTTATCGACGGCATACTTGTAGCTCTTGATGAACGGGATGTAAGAGCCATTGCCATCGACCCAGTCGAAGTACACCATCTTAAAGGGTTTCTCGGTGACATCGAAAACCATCACGCAGCCAGCGTTACGACGAGGGGGACCATCGGTTCCAGGATCGCCAGCCAGGATGTAGATGTGATCAGGGTGAGAGGGGACCTCCCAGTAGGTGCAGCCATACCTCCCCTCTTTGCAGGCATACCCCTTCTTGGGACTGACGCCAGCATCTGGGTCACCATAAACCGCCAGTTGCATCTCATCGTTCATCGAGTAGTCCTGACAGGCATCGATGGACTCACGTGTGAAGTCATGGTCGCCGAAGTTGGGGAGCTCCGCCTCGATCTCCTGGCGGATCATCTCCTCGGTGTAGTCGGCGATCATGTTGCTGATCTGCTCTTTGGTCAGGCTCGTGTTGTCGTATGTGCGCGCCCGAATGGAGAGATAAGTGGAGAGGTCTGCTCCCTCCCCATCGGGAATCCCCTTCGCCCAACGCCTGACCAGCCACTCGACATCGGTGGGGGTGGTGATCAGGTCAAGGCGTGGCCCCAGATTGGCACTCCCTGGTCGGGTTCCCCGCGGCGTCCCATCAGGGCGTATCCCCCGCAGACGGCCACGTAGCGTCGTGAAGGTCATCTCGTAGGGTTCGTACCCTGCCTCGTCCATCACGATGCGGTCGAACTCACCACCACGCAATAACTGCGCCTGGAAGCCCGCTGTACGGTAAGTCACGAACGATCCATTGAGGAAGACGATCTTGGGATAGGGGTGACGCTCAATGGTCTTGATGTAGCGCTCGATGCGCTTGTTGTTTTCGATGCGTGCCAGTATCTTCTCGTAAGCAAGCTCAGCCTGGTAGGTAGAGATCGAGGTGTGCAGCACGTAGTAATACGGAGAGAGCATACAGTCGCAGATCTCCGACATGGCTGCGCATTCTGTCTTACCAGCGCCAATGCCAGCTAGAAGGGTGATGTTAGGCTGGGGAGCATGATGAAATACGAACTGGTAACGTAATGGCTCCCAGTCGAAGAAATAGCGCGTGAAGGCGCTCAGCCCACCTGTTTCGGGTAACATCGCGTTCTGCAAGACAACGCGGTCACTATTCGTAAGAATAGCCATATTCCTCGCTCAGAATCCCCTGCAGGTCTTCCCGCTTGTACTTGCCGCAGTGGTACTCGATATGATGGGTACGACACAGGCAGATCAGGTTGGTGAGGTCCCAGCTTCCCCCTGCTCCACGCGAGTGGATGTGATGCACATCGTAGGCAGAGGGCATGTAGACCTTCCCTGGTAAGCTGCCACGGGCGATGTAGTAGCAGAGCATACATCGCCCGTCGCGCAGCCTAGCTAAGATTCTGTTCCGTCTCGGTACGTCGTGATTGTGCAAGGGCATGGTCGATCAAGACCATCTGGATTTGTTTGAGAAGCTCCACACGGGCGTAGGCATCAACGCCCGCCAGGTTTAACCAGTTGTTGTACTCAGCGATCTGTTTGGCCACAGACCGCATCACATCGCCTGACATCAGGCTCACGTCATCTCCACCCAACTCTTCACCCCCCATTTGCGAGATAACTCGCGATTCATCTGCTCCACGTTGGCGATCACATCGACCAACCCATACGCCTGCGAGGTGGCTCCCCCGATGTGGTTGACCATGAAGCTCTCGTCAACGAACATCGTGATCCTCATCTCCCTGGCGCGCCGACACCAGTCCAGGTCAGCACCATAGCCTGGCATCGACTCATCGAAGTCGCCAACCTTCTCCCATGCCCACCATGCCACGACTGGACATGCCCAATCTACCCAGCGCACGCTACGCACCGTACCGGATATCTTGTGCATGTGCTGATGGGGGGAGTTGAAGGCCGGCGTCATCACGCCACACCCACACCTCTTCATCTTCTCCACGATGGATGAGAACATGGCGGGATGAATGCCAGTCACATCGCTGTTCAACATCCACACGTAGTCACAGTTGTAGCGCTCACGGAGGATGCGCATGGCGCGATTCCACCCTCCAGAGAAGTAGTAGTTGGCATCCAGCCGGATGGCTCCCTCGATAGGAGTGGGAGAGCCATTGTCGATGATCACGATCTCCGGTATCTGAAGACGCAAGGCGTCCACCAACTCGTTCCCGTAGCAGAGCGCAGCTATCGTGTCCACGGCTTGTAGCCTCCTGGAGCCCAGTAGTTCCAGATACCGTCGTAGGTGCTGTAATGGGCGAGGCCGGAATCATAATGGCGGATCACCTTCCCAGCCCGTTCCAGATCACGGTACAGATACCACTCGTAAGCGTAATCGCCGATCGCCAACTGATAATCGGGTGGCACAGCCGACTTGCGCATGATCATGGTCGGCGAGATGATGAATGCGTTGTGCTCCAGATCGCCAGGCGTATACTCACGCAGGTATGAGCCAAGAATCCTACCAGTCTCACGCTCATGCAGGATGGCGCGCGAGTAGACCAGGTCAGCATTGTACTTACGGATGGCAACAACCATCGTCTTGAGGAACCGTCGGTCCCACCAGTCATCATCATCTAGCCAGCAGATGAACTCGCCACGGGCCGCTCGTAATCCACGCATCTTCCCTTGCGCTCCCCAGTCATTCACCGATACGAACGGTTCGGCTACGATCACGCGCGGATCATCCCAACGCGGAACAACGTAGTCATGCGGCAGGTTGTTGGGGAAGATCAGGAGCTCGAAGTCCTTGTAGGTCTGTTCCAGGACGCTCTCGACCGCTCGTGGCAAGGTCGGGCGACCAACCGTTGCTGTCACAACGGTTACAGCTGGCGTGGCCGACGTGTTGACGCCGCGGCCATCAGCCATCTCTCCACTCTCCATACAGTTACCTCCTCGTAGAATCGAGAAAGCAAGGCGAGAAGATCATCCTTGCTGTACTCACGCACATGATCTGGGCACATGGATGGCGGGTATTCCCCTGGAGCAGGCGTAGACAGGAAGAACCTGGGAGCGCAATCGAAAGCCAGTTGCAGCAAATGGGCAGGATCGTCCAGATGCTCGATCACCTCCGTGCATACCCCCACGTCGAACTGCTCATCCAGATGGACTTCTCGCCGTAGATCGACCACGTCCGCCCGTATGCCACTCTGGCGCAATCGCTCTACCGCCTCTCGTGAGAAGTCCACCACGTACACAGAGTGCCCTTCCCGCAACGCAAAGCTTGAAAATCGTGAGAGACCTCCCCCAATATCAATGATCCTGGAAGGAGCCTTGATCTCCCTCAGAATCTCACGATAGATACTATCGCGCAGGGGGTCTTGCAAATAGCCACTCCCGCAGGTATCCCAAACGTGATCCCAGTGCTCTGGCGTGTTGATGTTCAATAAGGAGCAACCTCCTCTCGCGTCAGGGGATGTTCAGGATTGTCGAGATGCTTTGCGACCAAAGTCGTGTCGATGATCCATCGCCCAAACCCCAAATCTCTGCACAATTCCCCGTACAAAGGGTCCTCGCTGCACGGAATCCCATCTGCTGAGTTCCCATAACGCCAGGGGACCCGCGAGAACACATCACGATGTAACAGCAGGAAGCCAGCCGTCCCGTAATCGCAATCCCATAACTCCCCTCTGCGCAGCTTGGGGTTGAAGATGTAGCGAGCGCGAGCATGCACCCCTCTTCCAGGGACAGTCCCTCCAATGATCTTCTTGCTCCTGGAGAGCAATACCTCGATGGAGTTTTCGGGGATGATCACGTCGGCATCCACATAGAGCAGCCACTCTGCGCCCAACGCGAAGGCCGCGTAGCGCGCCATCTCCCTGGCTAAGGTGATTGGGAAGAGCCTGGCCTGGTCCTGATCGTAACGAGGGGGAGTCCACCACCCAGAATCGATGTTCCACGTGTCAATGATGGCATCCGTCCCCTCCAATACATGAAACAACGGCTCATAAAGAGCCTTGTTGGAGGTCTGGATGTTGACGTAAATTCGCTTGTCTGGGTAGGTTAACCTCAGGTTATTGGGGACAGCATACAACTGCGAGTATGCCTTGCGGTCACACAACAACGTGGCTACCAGGATCATTTGTTCATGCCCATCAGGTTGAGTGCCAAACGCGCCTGGCGCTTGGTTGTAGCGCTGGCGCGGCTTCCCTTGCGCAGCACATGCCGCGCATACTGGCGCGTGGTCATGCCAGCCCGCCTCGCCTTCTCACGAAAAGCCCCAGGATGCTTGATCGCCCCCTGAATCCACTTCTTGGCCATATCATCACCACCTTTCGCGATCATATACTGCACCAGGATTATATCATGATCGCCGCGAATTTGCAAGTGTAGTAAAGATGTGTATAATAGAATTGCCATGAGATACGCTGACGTGTACATCCGAGTTTGTGAAGAGGGAACTGACGTAGAGGTCTCAGCCGGCATCCTGAAGTGCAAGGCAGTGAACATCGCCATGCGCGAGGGACAGGATGGCTACGTCACCCTCACCGTCCCCCTCGAAGCCTGCGATATCGAGGGGCGACTGGCCTATGTCAAGGGTAGGCCAAAAAAGAATATCTGACACACCTGGTCTTCCAGGCACAGGCTAAACTGGAGCCGGATATATGGCGTAACCGAGGGTACCTCGCAGGAGGAATGTCGCCCGTCCCCATCACGTTACTGGGAACTTCCGGGATGATCCCCAACAATGGGGTGCCGCCGCGAAAGTGGACAATGCAGGGCATCAGTGCAGGGCACCGGCTGCGTCTCGCAAGAGTAAGTCCACAAGTAGGCTCTCTGAGCGCTCACAGAAGGCGCTCTCTGTGCTTTATACCTTACATTCAGTTAGCGGAGAACAACGTTAATAGTAAGAATACAGTAATAGAATGTGCTCGATTTTTCAAAAAGTTTGTGGGAGGTGATCGTTTGTTACCAGGGGTATTCCAGATTACGCGGGTGATGGAGGAGATCCGGAGATGGGTCCATGAATTCCCGACTGAGGGTCGTTCCCCTGCTCAGGTCGTGGCTTCTTTAACTGAGGAGCTAGGTGAGTTTGCGGGGGCCATTATGCGCGATGAAGAGGACGCTGCTGCCGAAGAACTGGCTGATTTACTCTTCGTGGCGCTCAAGGCCTTCCATTTGCTGGGATTAGACCCAGAAGCACTCACGAAAGTCGCTGAGAAGAACAGCAGAAAGACCAGGGAGACGTGCTATGTCACAGACGCCGGAAAGATTGTCAGACGCACTCAGGAGAATTGAGGAGGACATCAATGACCTCGCGTACCGCATCAGGGTACTCGAAAGGATCGCCCACAACTTACAAGCTGATCCCACTATCGGAAGCACAGGGGAGAAGGATGCTGGCAGTACTTAAGGACCTATCTCCAGGAGTAGAAGCGCTCGTCTTCGAGGGAAATGCCATCGTAGTCACAGTTGCCGCTTACTCGCTGGGGGTCAACGCGATCTATCACCCAATCGTCACCTCCAATGGCGCAGAGAGAGTCACCTCCTGGGCGGAAGAGCTCAAAAAAAGGGGCTACCATGTGGAAGGATGAAGAACGACGCATCGCAAAGCTCTTCTGCGGCACGCGAACGGGGAATCTGGGGTCTAATACCCCCGATGTAACCACCGATACCCTCGCCATCGAGGTCAAAGAGCGCCAATCCTTACCCAAATGGCTCTGGAAAGCCATCGACCAGGCCCGTACCAACGCCCAAAACCGCATCCCTATCGTCATCCTTCACGAGAAAAACCGTAAACGACGACTCATCCTCATGGAGCTAGATACCCTTCAGAGGCTACTATGTCCACCGATTGCGACCACTCCTTCCGAACTATCTCTACCTTCCGCGAACGTAAGGGACGTAAAACCGTCCGTATCTCCGTCATCGAATGCACCAAGTGCAAATACCGAACCAGAATAGAGCGCAAATAGCCAGGCGCAAGGGGGAAGAGGCCACCCCTTCCCCCTTACCCTCATAACTCAATCCACTTCGCTACACCTCCTACATCCACCAAAACACCTCCCTCCCCCACATACATGACCTCATACCAGTCGCCGTCAATGTAGATCGTCATGGTTCACCTCCACTCACCAGCTTGCTATTCCATACCCACACGGGGAATATGAGCACACATGATAGAAATAGGCTTGTGTACATGCCAGACTGTCGCTAGACTAGAGGTGAGCGGGAGATGGGATTGTGGACAGAACCGGAGGGAGCAGAATTTTTGGTGGGGTATTAAGGTGGCACTCTTAAAGGGCAAAAGTGATCCCACCCCCCCCCACATAGCATGTTGTGCACGCCGCCATAGGGGGGCGTGTGTGGGAGGGAAGGGTCCGTGAAGTTGGGCCTGCCGCCTGAGGGAGTTGGGGGATCGTGGGAGAGAAGGCAGGGGAGCGCGTCTTGGGAAGGGGAGCTCTGATTGTGAGAGACGGCGACTGCCTACGGCGAGGCTTCAGTGAGCAGAGCGAGACTCTGCTAATTGAAGCCGCCGGCTGCTGAGAGGCGGCTGTAAGCAGCGGAGGTCGTATGGCAGGGGAGCTCGTGCTGGCGAGGGTCGGGCAGGCAGTGCAAGCGGACATTAAGTTGCAGATCACCTATAGCAGTAAGGGACTACAGAAGGGGTGGACGTGGATTCCGCAACTTGGTCCTTCGCGGGACCTGTTCGCCCAGTATATGGACTGGTGCCGTGCCGGTCTCTGGCCGGCGATGTGGGAGGAGTACAGGCTGGCGTTTGAGGCTGAGCTTAATCAGCCTCGCCAGCAGGCGTATCTGAAGCGTATCGCCCTGCGTATCCAGCAGGGCAGGCGAGTAGCAATCGCCTGCTTCTGCCCGGAAGAGCGATTCTGCCACCGCAGCCTTGTCGCAGCAGCAGTGAAGAAGCTGCTGTGATAGGGGAGCGAAGTTCGCCGTAGGTGGTTCACGAGAACTGCCTGCGGCGAATTTCGCATTGCCAGAGCGTTGACTCTGGTAATTGAAACCGGCAGCTGCTGAGAGCCGGTTGCAAGCAGCGGAGGTTGCTATGTTTCACGGTGCTACCATCCCCTTCCTGGAGACATGCCCTGTCTGCGGTGACCCGATGACCGCGGACCAGCAAGTGGATGGGATCTGCATTGCCTGCGCAGAGCTTGCTCTGCCAGGCGACTGCGAGCATGACTGGATCGCAGTGCAAAACCGCCTGGACGACGACGGCTATCAGGTGGCACCGTTCTCGGTCTGGGTCTGCCGCATCTGTGCGGCAGTTATGACAGACGAGGAGGCCCCATTCTAACAGAATCGCCGCAGGTGGTCGCGAGACTGCCTGCGGCGTTATTCTCGTTGCCAGAGTCAGGCCCCTCCCTCAGTTACGGGACAGGAAGAGGGAGGGGTCTGAGAGTTAGACTCGCCCCTTCCTGAGAGTCGCCGGGCAGCGGCGCGCCCAGGAGGGGGGCGGGAGGGGTGGGAAGTATGGGGGGAAAAATGTGCTATCGGGCCAGGCGCATTTTCCCCCTATAGGCAAATTCCTCGCTTCCCACCCTCTGGAATTGCCTTCGGCGAATATCGTGTTGCTAGAGTGCTCTAGCAATCTCACAAAGGAGGCAGTGATGAGAGTGATCATTGCCGTTGACGGATCGTGTATCGGCAACCCAGGCCCCGGAGCCTGGGCTGCCATCATGATCTATGGACAGCACAGGAAGGAGTTGGTGGGAGCAGAGCCAGCAACCACCAACTCCAGAATGGAGTTAGTGGCGGCCATCAGGGGGCTTCAGGCCCTCAAGCGTCCGTGTGAAGTAGAGCTTCACACGGACAGTTCGTACGTTGCAGGCGTAGTGTCCGGGCGCTATGCCTGCAAGACCAACCTGGACCTGGTCGGGGAGCTAAGGTCCCTGACCAGGGTCCACAAAGTCCAGGTCGTCCGCAGTGAGGACGACCTGGTGAAGCGGGCGCACAGCCTGGCACTGGCAGAAGCCAGGCTATGCGCCTGAGCGAATCTCGCCGAAGGCAAGCGCTATAATTGCCTTCGGCGAGATTTGCATTGCCAGACTGTTGAGTCTGGTAATCAAAGCCAGCAGCGCCGGAGGGCTGGCTGAAAGGCGCGGAGGGTAATATGGTAGTTTATTTCACGAGCCAGGGCTCGGTGGAGACCGAGCTCGTGGCCGTCACGTTCTTCCCCTCATGCGAGGGGATGGACCCATCCGCCTATGGGTGGATAGATGGATACAAGTTTGCTGCTGACACGGATCATGCAACGATCTATGTTCCGTCCTGGTGGCGGGTCCACCAGGTAGCAAAGGAAGCGGTGAAGCAGGGCATCCTTATTGCTGAGGAGTGCCGATCCTGCGAGATCGTCCGGCGCGTCCTGGAGACGGCCGGCAAGCACTGGAGCTACCGCGGGGATATCATCTACCTCCGCGGAGAACCGTTCGCATACTTCCGTCACGTGGACGACGAAGTCCACGAGGCGGGAGTAGTCGGGGTCCCCGACGAGATCGGGGACCCCGATTGGAACGAGTTTACCATGAGGGAGATGTCAGATTTCCTCTCCCGCATGGCGTACGGATGATCCGCTCGCCGCAGGTAGCCAACTGCCTGCGGCGATATCCGCATTGCCAGACCATTGAGTCTGGTAACTCGTCCTTCCCACAAAGCCTATGCTCACCTCAACAAGGAGGGGGCCAAAAGGCCGGGGAAGGCAGCGGAATTACCCGCCCTGGGCCGTGGCGGGATACAAGTAACGGCCCCTTTTTTGAAGCAGTAAATGCCCTCGCGGGCATTGGCGACCGGCGGTGCGCCGGTCGCCAAAATCTACAAGGGGAGGTACAACATGGCAACAGCAGTGGCAGTGGTAAAGGTGTCATTTTTCTGGGGCGGCGGCCAGGGAAGCTACGGGCCGTCGTTCAATGTCAGGGTAGCAGTAGAGATCGACGCCATGGGGGAGATCCCCATGGAGATTCGGTCGCACCTGCCTCTGGCAGGGCAGCCGTTTGACGAAACGTGGGGCGGGCGCGTCGCCCGCCTCCGCGTACTCGACAACGAGTACGGCCCGTATCCCACATGGGCCGCCTGCGTGGCGGCCGCCGAGGCCGCGATCGCGCGGATCGCGGCAGAGGCCGCCGCGATCCGCGCCGACCGCGCCGCGCGCGGCGAGATTCCCGCAGATATCGAGCGGGAGATCGATCTATAGGTTTCGCCGCCCTGGCCGCGGCGGGGTATAAATAGCGGTCTTCTCGTTAGAAGCACGAATGCCCGCGAGGGCATTGGCGACCGGCGCACTACCGGCGCCGAAATTCACGGTCTGCCGGCCTCACCGCAAGACCGGCAAGGAGGAAGAGATGTCAAAAGTGGACTTCGGATATCCATACGGGGTGATCAGGCTTC